CCCGCTACCACCAACAGGAAGAAAATATGTCAACACCACAAGAGCAACCCATCGTCGGACTCAAAGAAATCGGCCCGCTATTAGAAGTAGACGGACGCACCCCACACGCATGGCACTACCGCCGCCTTCTCCCCGTCCCTGACTACGCGTCGATCAACGGCATCCGAGCATGGGACCGTCAGACGATTGTCGATTGGGCTGCATCCACCGGACGACTCCCCGACAGTCTCCGAGGCGAAGCCAAGGCAGAAGTCAAAGTCCCCCGAGGCGGCAAGAAGATCAAAGCGGAAAACATTGCTGTTCTTGTCGAAGCCGGAATCATCACGCCTGTCAACATGAATGACAACAGCCCGGTCGCACTATGAGCGCCCTTGTCTACGCAGGGCTGATCCTCGCCGCGTACCGGATCACACGTTTCTTTGTCCGTGACTCACTCATCGGTTTCAGCTTGGAATCCGAATCGAAGATGTCACAACGACTAGACACATTCTGTTACAACCCCGACGGAAGCAACCGCAACTGGGCGACCGGCTTCATTGGCGACTTGTTGACTTGTGTGTGGTGTCTCGGTATGCACGTTTCTTGGATTCTGGTTTGTGTTTGGTTTCGTGCGTGGCCGTGGGAACTTGGAGTTGACGGTTGGATCAGTGCGTTCGCTGTTGCCGGTGGTGCTGGTTTCATTTCGTCTCGGATGAACGCGTGACTGAACCGATCCAGTTAGAACATTGTGCTGAGTGTGGTGCGGGTGTGTTGCCGGGTGTCGATCACGATACTTACAACACTAAAGATGGTGAGCAGTGGTGGTGTGCTGCTCATTGTCCGCAGTGCGCTAAGGCAGAAGTTGTTGACTGATGACCTTGAAGAATTTGTCGAAGGCACCTTTCCCGTGGTTCGGTGGGAAGTCTAAGGCTGCTCCGCTTGTGTGGGAACTCCTTGGTGATGTCGCCCATTACGTCGAACCCTTTGCTGGTTCTCTGGCTGTGTTGTTGAATCGACCCCACCGGGCCAACACAGGCTGGGCTGAAACTGTGAATGACCTTGATGGTCTGATTGTGAACGCATGGCGTGCTGTTCAGTGGCATCCGCAAGCAACGGCAGAACACGCATCGTGGCCTGTTACTGAATTTGATAAGACGGCTCGTGAGGTTGCGTTGGTTCGTTGGCGTGAAGATGGACTTGCTGCGAAGTTGGCGGGGTCTGCTGATTGGTGTGATCCGAAGATGGCCGGTTGGTGGTTGTGGGGTGTGTGCGTAAGTATCGTGCCGTTCGCCGCCGGGTCTGGCCCGTGGTCTTCTGATGAGACAGGGCGCTTGCGGAAGATCGACCGGAAGGTTGAGGGTCGGGCAGAGTCGGGTGTCGGTGGTGGGATTCCTAACATGCCGAATGATCGTGGCCTGCTTGCTCCTTCAACTTGGGAAGCGGATGTGATGTCTGCTGATGGTGAGTTTCATTCGCAGACGATGCCGGAGTTGCTTCGATGGTTTGATTGGCTATGCGCCCGCCTTCGCCACGTTCGCATCCTGAATGGCGACTGGGCGCGCCTTGTGACCGACGGTGCTTCCAAGACTCTCGCTGTTCGTACTGGCGCTGGTCCGGTTGGGGTGTTTCTTGATCCACCGTATGCCGACACTGCTGACCGGATGGATGTTGTGTACGCGACTGATGACTTGTCGGTTGCGCATGATGTGAAGCGGTGGTGTGTTGAGAACGGTTCTGACCCTGAGCGCCGGATCGTGTTTGCATGTTACGAGTCTGAGCATGATGATGAGCTTGCTGATCTTGGCTGGACTGAGCATGAGTGGCACACGGGGGAGATGGGTGGGTACGGGGCGAGTGGTACGGGGCAACAGCATCGTGAGCGCTTGTGGGCTTCTCCGCATTGTCTTAGCCCTATGGTTGAACCTGAACAGCCGTCGTTGTTCTGATGGGCGTTGATCTTGGGGTGTGCAAGATCGCTCCAAGAGCGGTGTCTCAGTCTGGTTGTGATTGGTGTGGCGGCTGGTTGACCCCACGGCAAACTCGTTGGTGTAGCGGATTGTGCATGTCGAAGTTCAGACGGAATCATGTTTGGAAGTTCGCGCGCGCTGCCGCACTGGGTCGGGATGGGCGTTGTGTGCGGTGTGGTTCTGGTATTGGGTTGGAGGTGAATCATGTTGTGCCGTTGGCGGGGCGTGCGCGTACTGAGTCTTGCTTTCATCATTTGGGGAATCTTGAGGTGTTGTGTCATCGGTGTCATGTGGTTGAGACTGCTGCTCAACGGGGGCGTGGGGAGTTGCCGTCTGGTTGGGGTCGGAAAAGAATCTGAAGAATTGTTTGCTATTGACTTGCGCAACTTGTAGTAGATCGTGCTATGATAAGTCTATGACAAGCACCGAGATAGAAGAAGAAGCAACACGAGTTGCGTTGTTTGAGGCAACTGCCGAACTGCGTGCCGCTGAGTCTCGTCACCACGAACTTGTGACAGCAGGAATGCGCTCCTCGCTGAACGACCCAACACGGGCCACACGCCACGCAGAACTTGCGGCAGTGTGTGACCGTATGGACGATGCGCTGGACATGGTGCTGCACCTGCGGGTAGTCCTTGACGGGTTCGACGAGGAGTAAGCGATTCGACGCAGGGGGGTCAAACCCTCTGCGTCTACCCGTGATGCAATACTTGTCGCATGGCAAACGAGATGATCGACGCACAGAAAGACATGTCCGCTCTCATGGCTGCAATACTCCAAAAGGATTGGGACGGATTCGTGATGATGGTCGAAGCGCTTACCGAGTCTGAAGCTAAAAACGTGACAGTCGCAACAATGGGTTTCCTCGGCCAAGCCATCCGAGACTTCGCAAACCAAGCCAACATGGAACCCTTGCAATTCTGGATACAAGCTATGGAAGGCAACCACCCCGAGGCGTGAGCGTCCAGCGGGTACTCTTAGACCGTGGCCGCACCTCCTCCCCCGCCGTGTTCCGAGTGGACGACACCTGAGCAGGTTCGTTTGTGCTGCACCGGGTTAGACCCTGACTACGATCTGACTGAGGCAATTCAATTTGCGTCCGAGATTCTATTCAGACTCTCGGGCAGGCGGTGGCCCGGTCAATGCAACCGAACTGTTTATCCATGCGCCGGAGATAACTGTGGTTGCAAAGGGGACACTTGGTCATGGTTCGCCGCATCCGGTTGGGGCTGGGCATATGCGGGCTACCCGTCGTTGCCGTACATGGTTGCCGGGGGTTGGGTCAACAAGTGGGCCGGGTGTCGTGGGATTTGCCACTTGGATTGTGTTGACTTACCGGGAACTGTTGACGAGGTAACACAGATTCTCATTGACGGCGTGCCGCTTGATCCGTCGGCGTACAAGGTTGAGGCTTACAAGCGTGTCTGCCGGGTTGATGGCGGTCACTGGCCTTGCTCTAATCATCTCGGCGCGGAACAGTGCGAAACAACCGATGAGATCGTTGAAGTTGAGATTGTTGCGACGGGCGGCGATTGGTCTATGACTATTGGCACGGTGACTGCCGTGTTTGATTCAACGCTTTCCGCTGTCGATCTTGCTGCTGCAATCGACTTGGCGTTCGGCGCTGGAACGGTTGAGATTGTGTCGGGTGGGCCGGGAACAGTGGCCCCTTACCTGATTGTGTTTGCTCATGCTGTTGCTGGTTTGCCGGTTGTGAGCGTGGCGGATGTGTCGCTTGCTGGTCCTGATCCGTCGGTGGCTGTGACTGTTATTGAGCCGGGGTGTATCGCTGGCGAGGGTACTTGGTCGATTAGTTACACGCAGGGTTCGTTGCCTCCTCCGGGCGGTCAATACGCTGCGGCGATGTTTGCTTGTCAGATTGCGCTGAACAGGTGCGGTGGTGACGGGTGCGTCCTTCCGCAACGGCTGAAGCAGATCACGCGTGAGGGTGTGTCAATGGACTTTGGCGACCCGCTGGACTTCCTTGACAAGGGGCAGGTCGGGATTTATGAGGTTGACTTGTGGTTGAAGTCGGTCAACCCTGCTGGGCTGCAACGGCGGGCGGCGGTGTATCGGGCTGACCATCGTAAACCGAACACGACTTGGACGTAATCAGTGGCCTGTGATCTGCTTGACCCGGCGTATATCAACGAGGTGTTGCAACTTGTTGTTGACGATCTGTGTGTTGCGTTAGAGGAATGCACTGTTCCGGGCGCGCCTGAGTCGTGTTTCATTTCGTGGACTGCTCCGCCTGATGACTGTTGCAACTTCCTTGCGGTGTGGATGGATGAGCTATTGCCGACAGCGGCGTTTCCTGCGGTGAATAACAGCGATCCGTTTCAGTGTGGGGTATTGCGCATGATGCGTGTGAAAGCCCGCCTAGTGCGCCCCTGTTGGCCTGTGGTGAGAGATAACGCTCAGTCACCGTTTCCGTCTGCGGGTGACATGCAGGCTGCGGCTGAGGAACTTCTGATTGACTCTAATGTGGTGTGGTGCCGTCTTGTCTCAGCATTCTCTAACAACTTCTATAATGTAAACGAAACAGATTGTTTGTTGTCGATGATCGGTGATCTGCGTCCAGACAAACCACGCGGCGGTTGCGCCGGGTTCACCGCTACATGGATGATGGAACTATCAAACTGCCGGTGTTGACATGCCAACAAAGTTCACGCTCAACGAACAAGCGATAGCAGGGCTGGTCGCCCCGACAGGGATGGTGACTGAGTACTTGCGGGGATTAGGAAATCAAGTTGCAGTGATTGCACGCTCAACTGCCCCGGTCGATACAGGCAAACTTCAATCCTCAATCCTTGTGACCGAGCGGTCTGCTGGTCGAAACGGAACAGCGATTGAGGTATCGGCTAACACGCTCTACGCAACATATGTCAACAAGGGAACACGACCCCATGTCATCATGCCTAAGAAAGCAAAAATGTTACGCTTCCCGAACAAGGCAGGCGAAATCGTGTTTGCAAACAAGGTGAATCATCCGGGTACGAAACCTCAACCTTTTATGCTCAACGCAATGCTCGCTGTTATCAGGTAACATCATTGCGTTACCACTAGCAAACATGGAGCAAACATGGCTGATGAAGTAGTTGCTACAAGTGATGTGTTGGATTCTCTTGCTGCTGAAGCTGAAGGTTCGACACTTGAGTTGAAAGTCCGTGACGAGGTGTTCGGGTTAGCACCTGAGATTCCCGCAATCGTGATGCTGCGGCTGTCTGCCGCGGGGGACGCAAGGACTCCTCCGGCCCGACAGATGACAGCTATCGCTAATTTCTTGGAACACGCTGTGATCCCTGATGACCGTGACAGGTTCAACGATTTTCTTGAGGACGCTGACCCGATCATCGACTTTGAGGAACTGAATGCGATTCTGGAACGCGCCACTGAAGTTATCGCTGCGCGCCCTTCCGAGCCGTAACCCTTCTTTCCTCTTGGTGTGCTGCTAACGCTTTAGAAGTTGACGGCGTGTTGGTCGGCAAAGGTTTACGGCTTACCGATCTGTCGTTGATTCAGATGCTAAACTTTGCTTACTCGCATCTTGTTGCTGAAGCTGATGAGGAAGGCAGAAAGAAAGTGAACCTTGCTCTAGCTGGGCGGCTTGGCGAGCATGGCGGCGAGATCATTGACGATCCGATGTTGCCTGCGAGTATGCAGGGCAAAGAGGCTCCTTCATGGTGGAATAGTGACCATGATGCTTTCGCGGATCAGCACACGCTTGCTGATTCTGATACACAATTCCACGGGGTGCGCTAATGGCTGATGTGATCGGGCGCGCTGTCATTGAGATCGTTCCTGACTTTTCTTTGTTCCGCAAAGAGATGGCTCAGACAGTTCAGGCTTTGACTCGTGAGATGTCTCAGCAGTTAGCTAAGGCTGACGTTGCTGCACCGCTTGCTAAGACGTTTGGTGAGGCTGGCAAGAAAGCTAGTGACAATCTCTTAGCGGCCACGGGAAAGGCATTCTCTGACGTTGCTGCGGATGCGAGTAAGGCGGGGGAGAAGGTTTCCTCGTCGTTGCAGGACTCGGCGCGTAAGTCTTCTGCTGCGTTTGAGAGTGTTGATAAGGCAGTTGAGTTTCAGAAGTTGATGTCTAGTGCGTATGGGGCGGGCGAGAAGGTTACGTCAGCGTTCAAGGAGTCTGCACGGCAGTCGTCTGCGGCGCTTGACACGGTGTCTAGGACGGGTGCTTTTCAAGGTCTGTCTGCTACTGCGTCTGCTGTTGGTGAGAAGATCACAGGGGCATTCAAGGAGTCTGCTCGTCAAGCTTCAACCGCTTTGCGGAGTGTGGCTGATGGTTCAGCGTTCACTGGTTTAGCGGCGGCGGCTTCCGCCGCCGGGGAGAAAGTGACGGGTGCGTTCAAGGAAGCGGGCCGTCAAGGTCAAACAGCGTTGCGGGCTATTGGTGATAGTTCTACGTTTCAGGGTTTGTTGTCGGCTGCTAAGTCGGCGGGTGAGCGGATAACGGGGGAGTTCAAGGAATCGGCGCGTGAGTCTGAACGTGCGATGCAAAAGGTTGAGACTGCTGGCAAGACGGGGATGGGCGGGTTTGGTAAGGCGGCTATTGGTATTGGTGTTGCTACTGCCGGATTTTATGTTCTGAGCGGTGCGATCAAGGAATCGGTTGAGGCGGCTAACGAGTCTGCTCGTATCGGGCGGATCACTGAATCTGTTATTGCGGCCACTGGCGGGGCGGCGAACCTGTCAGCGAAACAGATTGACGATCTTGCTTTGTCATTGTCTAACAAGACTGGTATCGACGATGAGGCAATCAAGCAATCATCGAACGTGTTGTTGACGTTCAAGAATATCAAAGACCAGATGGGCGAAGGCAACGACATTTTTGCTAGGACTCAGAAAGCTGTCCTTGACGTTTCAACTGTTCTTGGTAAGGACTTCGCCGGGTCGTCAGTGATGCTTGGTAAGGCGCTCAACGATCCTCTCAAGGGTATGACTGCTCTTGGCAAGGCTGGTATTCAGTTCACTGCGGAGCAGAAAGAAACGATCAAGGGGCTAGTCGAAGCAGGCGATTTGCTTGGCGCTCAGAAAATGATTCTGGCTGAAGTTGAAGGTCAGGTTGGTGGTGCGGCTGCGGCTGCGGCTAACCCGATGGAACGGTTGAAAACCGTTGTTGACAACTTGAAGGAATCGTTCGGGGCGGGGCTGCTGCCCATCGTGACGGTGTTCGCTGATGTGTTTTCTAAACTCGCTGAAACACTCGGGCCTATATTGCAAGAAGTTGGGGCCGCACTGGGCGGGGCGCTCGGCCCGCTTATGGAGGCTGTTGGTCCGATCCTTACAACGCTTGGAAGTTCTTTCGCAGGGCTGTTAGAGGGGATCACACCGGGCTTAGAAATATTGGCAGGTGCGTTTGCTGAAACCTTCTCAACGCTTGGCCCGATTATAGCTGAAACATTTGGGAGTATCGGTTCAGTAATCGGGACGTTGCTGCCGATTTTCGCTCCGATAATTGGGATATTAGGAAACCTCGCAGAAGCGATTTTGCCGATTCTTGCTCAAGCTTTTTACACGTTTGGTTACGTTTTAGAAAGTGTTATTGCACCCGTACTGAATGTTCTTGGACCGCTGATTGCGACCTTAGTTACTCAACTCGGTGATGTGTTCTTACAAGTTGTGATTGCGTTGTCAGGGCCGCTACTGACTATCGCTGAGGTTATAGGCGGGGCGCTTGCTACGGCGCTGACTGTGATTGCCCCGTTTCTACAAACAATCATTTCAACTTTTGCTGAGATGATTACCGGGTTGCTGCCGGTGCTAGTCCCGTTGTTGATGGCGATGGCTGAAGCGTTCGGGACTTTGCTAACAGCGGTGCTTCCGTTGTTGCCGATGATCGTTGATCTTGTTGCGAACGTAGGCGGCATATTTTTGGAAGCAATCCTTGCCGTCCTGCCTGTCATCATTGAACTTGTAACAGCGTTTGCTACAGGGTTGGCTCCTGTTATGGAAGGTATCAAACCGTTGATTGCTGCGGTCGGTGATGTGTTCCTTGCGATCACTCCATTCATACCTATTCTCGCTGATGCAATTCTTCAGGTTGCTCTAGCGGTTGTAGGTCTGCTGCCGTCGTTGCTGCCGCTCGTAAACGTCATGGTCACTTTGCTAACAGCAATCATTCCTATCATTCCGCAGTTAGCGGACATGGCAGTCCAAGCGATTCTGTTGCTGCCGCCGATTGTAGGATTGGTTGCTAAACTGTTGGAGTTCGAGCCTCTGCTTTATCTGATCGTCGGGGCGCTTGCCGCGTATTATGCCGCACAACTTTTGGGGAACATTGCTAATGGTGCTGCTGCCGCTTTGTTCGTCGCACAGAACGCGGCAATCACTATCTATAGCGGGCTGATGAAAGCGGCGAAGGTAGCGACGGCTGTGTGGACGGGTGCGCAATGGTTGCTGAACGCCGCTCTCAACGCTAACCCGATTGGTCTAATCGTTGTTGCGATTGCTGCTCTGGTCGCGGGTGTAGTCCTTGCCTATAAGAACTTCAAGCCGTTCCGAGACATCGTTGACAAGATAGGCGACTTCTTCCAGAACACTCTGTGGCCTGCTATCAAGAAAATTGCGGACATCATTGGCGGCGCGTTGATGACTGCCGTCGATGCGGTCTGGCCGATCTTCGAGAAGTTGTTTGACATTATGAAAGGCTTGTATCTGCAACCGTTGATCGACGCTTTCAACACGTTGAAAAAGTTGTTCACAGGCGATTTCAAGGGTGCGCTAGAAGGGGTCAAGAACCTGTTTAGCAATCTCGGTGAGACATTCGGCAAGATAGGCGATTTGGCTGGGACGCTGATCGGCGCGCTGATGCCTGCTCTTGCCTCGGTCGGGTCGTGGTTGATGAACGAGGGTATCCCGATGCTTCTCGGGTTCATCATGGACGGGTTGAAGAAGTTGCCGGGTCTGCTTCTTTCGCTTGGCGGGTTCCTGTTTGATGGTCTGAAGCTTGCGTTCAATTTCCTTGTTGAAAACGGGCCGATGATCCTTGCGACTCTGTACGGGTGGATTTCGGGTATTGGTAGCACGCTGATCGGGTTGCTCGGTGACCTTGGCGGGATGCTCTTAGGTTGGCTCACAACAGCGTTCAACTGGCTTGTCGAAAACGGTCCCGGTATCCTTGCGACTCTGTGGGGTTGGATTTCTGGTATCCCCGGAATGCTCCTCGGGTTGCTCGGGAATCTCGGTGGGATGCTGCTCGGCTGGTTGACGAGTGCGTTCAACTGGTTGGTCGAAAACGGGCCGGGTATTCTGGCGACGTTGTTGGGTTGGGTTCTGACGATTCCGACTTTGATCGTGAATGGTTTGATAGCTCTTGGCGGGCTGCTGTTCGACGGGATCAAGATAGCGTTCGGGTTCATCGTGGAGAAGGGGCCGGACATTCTTCTAACGATGTTGAATTGGGTTCTTACGATTCCGGGCTTGATCCTCAAGGGTTTGATTGCGCTCGGCGGTTTGCTATTCGATGGTGTGAAAATTGCGTTCGGCTTCATTGTCGAAAAAGGCCCTGACATCCTTCTAACAATGTTGAATTGGGTTCTGACCATTCCAAGGTTGATCGTCAACGGGCTGCTCACTCTTGGTTCGTTGCTGTTCAACGGGGTGAAGATCGCGTTTGATTTCATCGTGACGAAAGGCCCGGAGGTTCTCGCTACTGTCGTCGGTTGGGTGACGGGTGTTCCTGCGACGCTTCTTGCTGGTCTTGGTGCTATCGGGGACAAGTTGTTCGGTTGGGCTAAAGCCGGGTTTGACATGATAAGGGATCGGGGCGGCGAACTTCTGACAGGGGCCGTAGATTTCTTCAGGGGTATTCCCGGCAAGTTGATCGGCGCTCTTGGCGATGCGGCGGGTGGTGCGAGTAACTTTGCTTCCAAGATTTTCAATTCGTTGCGCGGTTTCATAAACGACAAACTGATAAACAAGCTGCGTAACATCTCGGTGTTTGGCGCTAAACCGTTTGAGGGTATCCCTACGATCCCTGAGATCAAATTAGCTGAAGGCGGGATTATCACTAAGGCAACCAACGCGATTGTCGGTGAAGACGGCCCTGAAGTTGTTATCCCGTTGACAAAACCTGAGCGGGCGAAAGAGCTTCTCGTTCAGTCTGGTTTGATGGACATTATTTCTAGCGGTTCGCCGGGGATTGCGATGTCATCGCCGTCGTCCACGCCTGACACGGACGGGATTAGTTCTACGATCACAACGGCGCTGTCGTCTGTTGTTGACTCTGCAATAGTTGCTTTGCAACCGATCAAGGATTGGTTTGCAACACTTTCGACGGTTGCGATTGAATCGCTAAAAACATTTGGCGAAACCGTGTGGGCAGGGATACAGGTCACGTTTCAATTCCTCGCTACGCAGATATTGACGTTACTCAAAAGCTTGACTGCGTACATTGCGTTGTGGCCGATGACGATTAGCGCGTTGCTGGCGAACACGGGCGGGTTGATCTGGTTGAGTATGGCAGGCGGCATGGGGGCGTTTGCTGCGTCATTCAAGGCGGTGTTTGCCGATCTGAGCGTGTACGTCACGACTTGGAAAACGGGCCTAGAAACAAGCTTCAGTGCGTTGCCTGCGTACATGGGCGGTATTGCTTCGGGGATCACGGGTGCGGTTGCTGCACCGTTCCGAACTTTCGCATCGTCTATTTGGAATCCGTTTGCGAGGACTTTGACAGGCGCGTTGGATCAGATACCGGCCACGGCGAACATAAACATTCCGTCGTTGTCTTTCCCGACAGCACACTCGGGTGGTGTGATTGGTGGCCGGTTGCCTGAAACAGGTGGACCGTTTGAGTCTTCTGAGATGCTTGTGAAGATGCAACGTGGTGAGGGTGTTATCCCTGCGAGTGTTATGAAAGCGATGACTCCTGCGGAGTTTGAGACTATCCGCCGGGGTGATTTTGGGGAGCGTGATCCTCGGGCTGATATGGCTATGACTTCACGGTTCTTGCCGCAGATGGGTGCGCCCGCTGCGCCGATGCCACCACTGGGCGGCGAGTCGTTTGCTACGTTGCCTTCTTCGATTCTTGAAGGGTTGAAAGACGCTCTCAAGGTGACGTTCACTGAAGCAAAGAACTTGACCGAACAAGCATTTTATGCGCCTAAGTACTTGGGCGGTATTGCTTCTTCTGCTGCGATGGGTGGTCTTGGGTTTGTTGGTCAGAAGATAGAAGAAGCGAACAAAGCAACTGCTGAGGCTATGGGCGGTGTTGGCACTGCGTTCCCCGGTGGCGCACCTATCGGTCTACCTGCTGCGATTGAAAGGTTGCGACAGGTTGCTGGCCGTCCGGGTAACTACCGTGCGCTGATCGACTACATGACTGCTACTCAGGTTCCGTTCCGTGCTGTTTCGATGGTGCGTGCGGGTGCTACAACTCGTGGTTCTGGCGGCGCTCGTGCATCACTTCACGCTTCCGGTCGGGCGGTTGACTTTGCGGGGTTGCGGGCTAGTAGGGATTCCCCTGAGTTGCTGAGGATTTATCGGGCGTTTGAGCCGGTGCGTGGCATTCTGCAAGAGCTTATTTATTCGGGTCCGGGCGGCGGGTTTGTTCGTAATCCGATTACTCGTGCAGATCATCACGATCATGTTCACGCTGGTCTAGCTAATGGCGCGTATGTTCGGAACCGGATGACTGCGCTGATAGGCGAATCAGGACCAGAGGTTGTTATCCCTCTGACACGCCCTATGCGTGCGTTACAGCTCGCAGAACAATCAGGGCTGCTAGGCGTGCTATCTCAAGCTGCCGGTCAGCGTGCGGCCACACAGAACGCCTCAGAGAGCGTCCCGCTGGGCGGCGCTGCGGCGGGTAGTGTTGAGGTTCAAGGTTTGTTCCCCGGTCAGGGCAACACTTACAACATTTACGGGATCAGTATGGCACAGGTGATTGCTGAAATTGAGGCTCGTGAACAGGCTTCCACACGCGTGAACTTTACGAGGCGCTAATGTATCAAGCCTACTGTTACGGCAACCAAGTTGAGTTGTGGAACAATCAACGCACCTTGGATTATCTACGCGGTAATCCGTATGGGGTTGACGCTGCAACAGTTCTCGGCGGGTACGCAGCAGGGGTAGCGGGGAATCTTGGCCCGTATGCGGTGAACAAGGTTCCGTGTTCTCCTGCTTCAGCATTGTTTTGCGATCAACCTAACGGCACTGAAATTATTGAGCTTGAGGTTGCGCAGACGGATGACTTGATCGACTCAGCCGACTTTGGCGGTATTCCACTGCTGCCCGGTTCAAGCTTGGACCCTGCTGCACTCAATTTGTTGTTTGACAACTTTGCTGCTCCTCCGGCTTCAGGTGTCATGGGAGCGGGTGTTCTGATGCCGACTGTCCCGCCGGTGTTGGGAGCGGTTGTTATCGGTTGTAACATCACAGGAATCACGGTCGACGCGACAGGGTGGACCGCGTTGGATTCGGATGTGTACTTGTGGTCGCTTGACGATCTGAGTAATCCGCTGCCGGGTTCGACTTTGCTTACAGGTGCGGGGTCTGCGGGCTGGAACTTCTTTCCAACTGGAACAGCGGCGCAGTTGTTGTCTCAACCGGCAGGCGCGGTTGATGTTGAGTTCCGTTGGGACACACCTATCGTGGGGGCATCGTTCCCCGCTGTGAGTTTCGTTTGTGCTGATGCGGGCGGTGGTATCGCGCCTGTCAGTATTCAAGCAACAGGCTGGACTTGGGTTTGGGGTGTTCCTGTCGATACCGGCACTTACGTTCTTGACCTAACCGACGGCGCTGATTCTCCACCGTGGTTCGACCCCGATGTTCCTGACTCCGCAGACTTCTATGGTCTGTTCGTTGAAGACATAACTGGTTTCGACTCGGTTGTGCAACGCGATCTGACTGCCGCGTCGATCTATGGCGGAAGTTTGGGGCCACTAAAGTTGGGGCCACGAACACTCACCGTCACGGGTTACTTGTTTGCAAAGACCTGTTGTGGTTCAGAGTACGGGCTGCATTGGTTGAACGAGGCGCTCATCGGTTCCACAGGGTGCGACGACTGCGCAATAGGCGACTTCTTCATGTTGAAGTGCTGCCCGCCAGAAGACGCAGACCCGATTGACTACGGCAGACTCCTGCACCGGACAGGGCTAGTTGACGGACCCAAGGTCGTCGACAAGTTCGGCACCTGCTGCGATCAGTGCGGGTATACGACGTTGAAGGTTCAGTTCACGATTGCATCCGAGTTGCCGTACATCTTCTCCGACCTGACGTTCCCGGTGTTTGAGGAACCGTTCGGTGAAACAGAATACGAACGGTGTTTCTTCAACTGCACTGACTGCCCGCCCGTCATACCCTCCACCTTCATTCCCGACTGCGGCCCAGCGCGTATCGCCCCGCCGCTTCCGTTTATCCCTGACGATGATTGCTTCTGTGAGCCGTGGGTAACGAAACAGATATGCGCGTCCTACACAAACATTGCTGACTGGAATAGTGCAACTTCTTTCATCCAGATTTTTGCGGGCGCTACCGATCTGCGGAACCTGAAAATCTCGGCTTACGAAAACCCTCGCGCTGAACTTGGTGTGCCTTGCCCGTGCGGAATCATAACCGATGACCCTATTTGGAAATGTGTGGAGCCGTGCCAAGAGCTAACCGTTCCACAACTTCCATCCGGTTCGACGCTCACGATTGACTCGCGCACGCGTATCGTTTCGCTGCAACTCGCAGGCGGCGGATACGTTTCGGGTCAAGGCATTGTTGGCTCGGCAGGGTACGCAGGGTTTCAATGGTTTGATCTTCCGCAGTGCGCCAGCCTGTGTTTCGTCATCTCTGTTGATGCACGCGTTTCTGATAGTGCGTGGGTGACGATTGGCGCGGCGGGCAAGTTCTTAGCATCGGGCGGCTGACCGTGGCTATCTACGGGGAACTCCTTATCGGGTACGACCCCGGAGTCTGTGTGGCTTACCCGGCGCAAGTCTTAGATATTTCAGTTGTCAACATTGTTAGCACTAACCCAATCGTCAAATGGCTTTATTATTTCAGCAGTGGTTTGGTAACTAAGTTCGATGCGACACCCGCTCAAATTACGGGTTACGGCGGCGATGTATGTAATGCTTGTGAGTCCCTCTCTGTATACATAGAGGACTCGCTCGGAAACATATACGAATGCTTCGACGCTGACGGCTACTCGGTTATCCGATCACAGCCTCAAGATGTGTTCACGGGGTTAGTTCCATCTCCCGTTGCATCTTTCGGTGTTCCACTAAACGGCGTGATGCAGTCTGGTGTAGCGGCACAGTATGACGGTATAGGGTGCTACGGGCCTTGTTTCTCTTGTATCAACTATTTCCCACACGTATGGGAATCATCCATATGGACAGACGGTATTGTCTTTGAGACAACAGCTTCGGTTGTACCGGGCGGCATGTTTCTACAAACAACAGCAACTCTAGAGGTGCCGCTTGTAGAAGGATCAAGTTTTGCTGCATTTGGAATATCAACTTCCGGTGACGCAGTACCACCTTGGACGCAAGCTTCTCAGATTTCTAGCCCGTCACTCGCGGTGACGATCTTCAGCACGGCTTCAAGTTTTACTTCACTTGGTCCGGTCCCCGAGGGGTTCGGATGGTCAAACGACAGCCCAATCGCCGCAGGAGAAACCATCGTTTTTTCTGGAACGATTCCAACTGTTTATCCGGTACACAGTCTTGTAGTTTTCTTTGGAAGCGAAAATGGTCCGGGGGTAGAATCAACCTCGATTTCGGGCGCGTTGATCCCACCGTTCCAATCTGTTCTCACACCAACTTGTCTGCCCGGTGCAACTCTCGGCGTAGGCGACGACCTACAAGTCCTACTAATGACCCGCGGCGGGGGAAGTGTGATCGCAGAACTCAACCCCGTATCCGGTTCCTTCACACGCGACGTTGACGCGACCTCAACCCTAGAAATGACCGGCGTGACTTCTGGTCTACTCGGAGAATCCTGCTGCGATAATTGGGATGAGGTGTACCCGTGGAACACCGAAATCATCGTTTACCGCGACGGCAGGGACGCTTGGTGCGGCCCAGTAACGGGCGTTCAGTTTGGCTACGGGACTGTGAAAGTGACTGCTGCTGATCTTACTGCGTGGTGGGATCGGCGTGTGTTGCCGACGAATCTGAACTTTGTGAACGTGGACCTTGCGACGATCTTTGAGTCTGTTGTTACTTCCGCAATGTCTACTGATCCGGTGGCGAACTTCAGTATCACGACGACCCCGACAGGCATTCTCGGTTCACGAACCTATTTACAAACAGATTACAAGTACGCGTCTGATCTTTTATCTGAACTAGCTAAGACAGGAATCGACTACTCGGCATACGGGCGGAGCATTCTTTGCGGCGGCGAGCAAGTCCCTGCCGATCCATACGTTGTTCTGACGGACGAGTTTTGGGTCCAGCCACCCACGATCAGTGCTAGGGGCAACGATCAGGCCACACAGGTGATCGTTCTCGGTAAAGGCGTTACGGGCATCGCGACTGCTACCACGGCTTATACGGACTTCTACGGCCTTCTCGTGCGAACCTTCAGCGAGACAGAGATTGAAGATGCTGCGTCTGCACAGTCGGCGGCAAACACACGACTCGCGTTGCTGCAAGATCAGCTTTATATCGAAGCGGGAACGGGCGGTGGCCTGAAACCAACAGCGCCGATCACGCTGCCGGAGTTGATACCGGGGATCAGGGTGCGAGTTGATAGCTCGGCTTCATGCCGTCAGGTCGTAGCGGACTTCAGATTGAAGTCTGTGAAAGTCGGGTTTGATGGTAGCGTTGCTATTGACTTGCAACCTCTTGGAACGGTTGGCACCTGATGTCTTTTCGTGATGATGAACGCAATCTAGGTCACCGGATCGCAGACTTGGAAGCGCGTGTTCGTGCGTTGGAACAGCCCGGTGCGTTGCCTCCTGATCGTGGTTGGATTCTCGCTCAGGTCGGTGTCGACCTCAAATACTTGTACGTTCCCACTGGGGTGTACGGACCGATTATTGGTAGTCAGTAGGTTAGGATTCTGTCATGGCTCGTTGTGGATGTTCTTCTCAGTGTGTGTGTAGCGTTACGGGTGGTGACTGCGCTGTTGTCTCAGGCAATGGTTCTGTTGGTACGCCTTACACGGTTGATATTGTTGTTGATCCTTCAAGCGTAAATATGCTTGAATGTGGTGAAACTGGTTTGCTGGTTGAGTTGCAAACCGCTGACACGACTTGCATTGACTTGTCAGGTGCGGGCGTTGTGGGCTTTCCGCTTTTCGCAACCCCGATCATTGACCCTGCTGCGGATAATATCTTGGAATGCGGTATTGCTGGCCTTCTAGCTAACATCTCTGTTGGCGAGACGAACTGCATTGAACTTTCCGGTACGGGAACCGTTGGCAATCCGCTTCTCGCTACTCCTGTGATTGCTGCCGTAGCTGGAAACATTTTGGAATGTGGCGCGTCTGGTCTGGTTGCTGGCGGTGCTGACTTCAAGACATGGGTGACAGGGATTTCTACGGCTCCAAGTCTTGCTGACCTGAAAGCGCACACCGTTACTTATCTTGCGACACTTCCTTGAGAGGATTCTAAATGGCACAGTGTGGTGTACCAACAGCGGCATGGCCGTATGCGACTTGTGATATTGACACAGAAAACGGTTTGCATTGGGATAACGCGACCAACAAGTTTTGGGTTCAGCCGGAGTCCAACACAAATCATCAGGTTGGGGCGTTGTCTTCAATCTTTGCACCGAGTCTTGGTAACTATTGGCGAGACAAGAACGGACCGTTTGGCAATCAAAAAGTGGTTTGGTGGGCTGAATCTAATAGGGTTCTTGGTCAACGGGTTTTCTTTGAGATTATCCGGAAGCAGGATTCGATTATGACGGTGACTAATACTTCATGCAAGAGTAGGTCGATTTCAGCTTGTGTAGACTTCCCGCAGATTTCGCATTATGTGACTATGCAGTCACCTTGGTGCGCTCTGATCGGACTACTTTGGTATGAAATATATCCGACATCTACGGGACCGACAGGTGCATGGGTTCAGGCATTCGGTATATCTCAGAATGTTGCGTTTGCACACGCGGCGGTTACCCCGTTCAACAACCCGCTTGCGGTCAATTATCCGTGGGAGCCGACTTATGGTGGCGACACATACGGTTCAGGCTGGATCACATCCTCGAATCAAAACCCGCTGTACGATGGTGGTGGTAACGGCTTGGTAGCTAAACTCGAACAGATGGCTAGCCTCAACTGGATCGGCGGCGTGCTTCCCGTGGGGCATTCAATCAACATGAGTTACAACGTGAGTGCTATTTCCCCTTTCAATCCGCTATTCACCCCGTTTGGCGTTGCTGATGCCCCGTGGCTTGCGAGTTATACGTCGATCATTACAAGTGGAGTCTTGAACTCGGTGTTGATATGACCAACCTTGAACCGCCTCAACCTCAACCGTGGCCTGAACTACCTATTATTGAACCTCAAACGTGGGCTGAACTACCGAACACAATTCCCGGTGTTGTCGCGTTCTTCGCTGACGCAATCCAAACATCTCGTGAGCGCACTGTTGTTCCCTTTGATATGCCAACAGACTCGGCGGCAGCGTTAGAAAACGCTGTCAATAACCCTCCCCCTGAGTTGCTTCCTTCTCCTGAGTATCTTGCTCAAAGAGCGGCGATAGAATCACTTGGGTTAGACCCTGACATTCTCGCCCCGATCACAACTGTAAACATTCCGATAGGTATGTTTCTGCATCTGTTGACGTATTCTGAGTCAACAACCCGTGAGTGGATTCTTGGTAACGGCTGGTCACAAGCGGACTGCGACACGATCTGCTCGCAACTCGTCTTCGTCGACCCCGAGGCGGTAGCATATGTGGCTACGCTCACACCGGGCGTGCAGACGATCAACGGCAACCTCGTCAACATCATCCTCTAGGACCAAACATGACTCTTTATAAAGCACTGTTCAGTCTTCCCAAGCACCCGTTCGGGACAGTGCAGAACCTTGATCCTGCGGACCCGGTGGTCGTCCAGCGGGTGAAGTCGGGGATGCTTGTTCCTGTTGCCGTGCCGGGTGATACAACGCCTGTATGGGCCACTGAAGCACCTGTGGAAGCTGCTCCGGTTGAAGCTGCGCCTGCGCCTAAGAAACGTGCGGCCCGCAAGAAGCCTGAACCAGAGGTTGAGACTCCTGACCCTAACCCTCAAGTAGAGGTTGAGGGTTCAGAAGAAACCGCCGCCACGCCTGCCCAGCCTGACACGATGACGGTTGAAGCGCCGTCGTCGGTGATGACTTCTTGGAATCTGTCTGACTGATGGCCTGCTCATGCAACCAAGGCAAAGCCGCTACTGAAGCGAACCCGTCGATCCTTGGTGATGACGTTGGCGACACACAGCACGTTAGGGCGACTGTTGCTGTACTGGGCGCTCGGGCGGGGGAACTTACTTGGGTGCGGGGTTCGCACGTTCCGGGCATGATACAAGCGGGCTGGTTGCAACCTGTCTAACCGGCGGCGTTGATCTGAGCGGTGGCCGCGTCGAAGTTGTCGGATGCTTGGTTGAGGTAGGTAGTGGCGCTATCGTAATCGCCTGCCATGCACGCTGCTGCGGAGTCAACGAGGTTTTGGAATGCGTCAAGCATCGGCTGAAGTGGTGCGTCACTGTACTTGGCGAGTGCTTCAGATGCGGACTCGCTGAGGTTCTCGCAAGCTATTTCAACGACTCCGACGTTGCCGGTCTTTGTTGCTGCGGTCACTCCGGTCATGTCTGCTTGGACTCCGCTTAGGTCATCCATGAAGGATGGTTGAGCGTTGAAGTATTCCTTCATGCTTTGCGGTGCGGGCGCTGCGAATGGTTCTTCGCTTGCGATTGTCGAACCGCATCCGGTTGCTGCGATCAGAACAGCAACAACTAAAACCATTTTCTTATTCACTATCTTCTCCCTTGGTAGATGTCTACATGCTGCCACACGGTGTGGACTTGAAAGATCAGGAGGTGGCCGGGCGTGTGGTGCGTGTTAGCTCGGCGTTGCTCCTGCGAAAGCCCGGAGGCGTGACACTGTGGTGCGGTGCGTTGCTGCGAGGGACCACTACTAACCCTTTGAGGAGGGACGGTGGCCCGGCTACCACCTGATCGTTCAGTTAGAAAGATTGCCCCGGCACCACCGGAGAGGAGAAAAGGAAGGGTGTAGTGATGCCGAGGACTAGCTCCCGATCAGGTATGAGGATCGGGGCGTTATGGTTTGCTGATGTAGCGGACGAATCGGTTGATAGGTCCGGGGCTTGGATAGCTAACCAGCAAGACTAACTTTTCTGCTCCATCGTCGAACAGCATTTCCATGTTCTCCTCGTTTGCGAGAAAGCTGCGGTTAGTAAGACCGTTTGCGGGGCTAGGGAATGGTTCGCTGATTGCGAGCGTGTAGGTGTGTGTGGTTGACATTATTTTACCTCCTCCCATTCTTCAACGAACGGCAAAGCTTGGATGTACTCAAAGCTCCCGTCAGCGTGATGGATGTAGTAGTCGTCCCACAAGTCAGTCCCACCTTGATTACTGTCCTGCCAAGCTGACGGCAGTCCCGGTATCGAACGTGTCCAGTGCGTCGCAGTCGGGTGATTCTTCACAGCCCGATCAAACCGTTTCGCTTGATCGTCGTGCCACTTGAGTTTCTCAAGAATCTCAAGGTTCGTCCTTGCTCCTCGGTGTTTCTTTGGACTCTTTTTCCACTCTGTATTAGCCATTTGCTTGTCCTTTCAAGACTGTTTCGTTTTCTTGGTTAGCTGCGGTCCGCTCATCACGTTCCTCAATCCACTCGTCTTCATCCCAACAGGATTGCCCGTTGGCTTGCTTGTACCGGCGCTCGTCTGGCGAACTTCCACAGACGGCACATCCACCAACGACATCGCTGACATTTGAGGATTCGTACCAATGGATTCCACGGGGCGGTTCTGTTTGTTCGGGCATCTCTGTTCCTTCCGTTAGCTGTTTGATTATTTTACATCGCACGATAGACGACAACGCCTATCAAGTAACTCCTCGGATGCCCTTGGCGACCGACATCAAAGCCGTAGCCCGTGTCTGGACGGCACGGATATGCCGGTCAATCGACTTCTCCCGTGCCTCAAAAATCTTGTAAAGCCGATACAAGTCATCGCCAACCGCAGAATCAGGATCAGAAGGATCAACCCGCGCACGCTTCGCCCGCGCCTCACGAATGTCCGCAGCCTCCTTATCGCCCCGATCAGCGATAGCTACAAGTATCCGGTCACGATGGCTTTTCCAATCCGCTTCAGCTTCAGCGGCCTGCTCCGCTGCCGAGTAATGCTGCTCAACCAGATCAGACAACTCGTCATCCACCCGCATGATCCGCCGCTCCACCTCGCCCAGCGAAGGCAACTCGGGAAGCATCTGCCCCCCGTTGTCTCTCGTTCGCCCGTTTCGTGCGCGTTGGTCAACGTGCCTAGCAGGACGGGCTGTTCTCGGATCGTAGTGGTCTGACATGCGACCATTCTACGATTCGGGTTGGACGCTTTCCGTGGCCTCAGCCGTCAAGTCACCGGCCTGCACCGGCCCGCAAGCGCGTGTTGCTGCGCGAGCATCACCCTTCAAGAACACAAGCACATTCTGATGCGACTTGCCCATCTTGCGGGATACGTCGAACTGTTTACCGACACGCAGAATCAGTGAAGCGAGATTCGTTACAAGGATCGCCTCGTTATACAAGGTAAGTCCTGCGTCTTGGAAAGCGCTGATCGTGTCTGAAACAAAGTTGCGGTAGTTCCCGTCAGGGCCACGGAAGTCTCCGACGACGACAACAGCGAACCGGTCGTCCTTCAACAGTTTTGTTGACTCATCAACAATCTGTCGGAATGACTCAATAAAAGTTGAGTAATCCATCGTTGAAAGATCACGAGGATCATCCGAGTACACTTCAAGATCACCGTATGGCGGACACGAAAACCACAAATCGGCTTCTAAACCTTGACACAACTCGCCCACCTCAGCGGCATCTCCCTCAACCCACTGGGGCAGTGGTGCGGCGGCGAGTACAACTGACGGTCGGATAGCGCTAACCCATAACAAGTCGCCCGGTTCCAACGTCGGAATGCACTTCGCCTCGTACCACGGGTCCAACTGCACCCCACGGAACACTGTCACCGCTGCCTCGTCATGGTAATCAGACGGGTGGTCAACAATCGTCACCATGTCTTGCCATCCGGGTGGTGCGTGCCTCTCAAGGCGTTCTAAGGGCGGGTGACCGACACACACACCAACTACCGGAATGTTTCTCCCCGCCTCAACTAGACCCCATAGGATGCCTGCAAGGGTCATTCCTGAGCCAACACTGTTCACAATCCGCTCAACACCGTCAGGGATATTCGCAACCTGAGGTTTCGTAAACTCAACCGCCTCCGGTGCTTCCATCCCATACGGAATCTCAACCCAACCAGACTGCAACGCATCCTCACGCGCACGCGCAACGATCACCGTGTTGTACCCCGCCTGATGTTGAATCAACTCGCAACCAGCACCACGAGCCGCAAGAAGCTCCGGTGTCAGATCACCAGAAGGGACATGCGCGCGACACTTCACACCCAACGCCGCTGCGATCTGAGCCACAAAGTTCACTTGCGGCGACTGTCGTGACCCGGCGGTGATAACCCCTACGCCTTGTTCACGCGCACGCTCAACCAGAAGCATACAAGTCCGAACTTTCGCGCCCCTCACCCCACCAAAAACGTAATGATCTTCACGTTTCATCCAAATATCGCCATGAGTTTCAACCGGAGTTAGCTCAGGCATGTGATCCGCGGGGACATCCGGCACAAACGACAGTCCCCGGCACAACTTTTCACCTTGCAACTTGTTTGCTTCAACCTGTTCCGGGCGAACGTCAATACCCGTGTACTCCCGACCCAACTTCGACGCAACAATTCCCCGGACGGAACCCCCAGCGAACGGATCAAGCACTTGACCGCCGGGTGGACTGAACCATCTGTAGATCAGTTCACACAAAACAGGGTCGAACAGCGAAGTTGAACCTTCGCCGTAACCCTCAACTTCAGGTTCACCCATTTTGCACCATGTCCGTCGCTTGATGGCCGTGACCCTGTGGCACGGCAACATTCCAAGTCAACGGTTTACCATCACGACCCAACTCAGACTCAATTCCAAGATCAGTCCACGCCCGTTTCCGATCTTGCCACCACCCTTCACGACTGTTCAGCACGCTGACAGGTAGACCAACGAATCGTTCCGCTAGTTTCACTGGCGCTTTGCGTGTCTCAGGAATCGGCAGGGGGTCGCCCAGTAGTTCTTCGGCTCGGGTTGCTGAAAGCAGAGAAGCAAGGTCTTCTTCGGTGTAGGACGCTGCAAGAAGCAAGCTTGTATCTTCATCCATTACTTCTTGGATCATCTTTGCCAGCAACTCGCTGTCGTAGCTGCCTAGATCGGATGTCCGGTTGTCGGCTAACGCAAACGCTTTAGCTGTTGTGTTGTCATCTTCAACCCAAACAACAGCGATCTCAGTCCAACCTAATCTTCGGGCTGCTGCAAACGTGTGGTTACCTGCGATGATCTCGTTGGAACCTATCTGAGCAACAATCGGTTTGCGTTGACCGAACCTGTCAAGCGACCGCATCACAGACTCAACGTCACCTTGTCGGGCGTTGCCTGTCAGTGTTCGCAATCCGTCAATCGGCACACACAACGGTTGTAATTGCTCAACAATATTTGACACAAAATCCTCCAAGATAAAGACCCACAATACCTCAAAAATGATCGCCGGATGTGGTAGAATCACCGACAATGATTGCTGACGATCTTCAAGAATTACTTGTACCTATTGAGACGCTCACACCGTTAGATCACAACCCGCGCCGGGGTAACGTCAACGCGATCAAAGCAAGCTTGACAAAGTTTGGGCAACTCAAACCGCTAGTCGTGAACCAAGACGGTCAGATCATCGCGGGGAACCATACTCACGCTGCTGCTGTCCAACTCGGTTGGGAGCAGATCGCTGCGATCAGGGTTGATCTCAGTACTGCGGAAGCTCAAGCGTTTGCACTTGCCGACAACCACACTTCTGATCTTTCGCGGTGGGATAACAAAGAACTTGTAGCGATGCTTAGTCAGATCAAACAAGCTGATTCAACTTTGTTAGAAGCAACGAGTTTCACTTCCGACGATTTGGATGCCCTACTGGGCGCTTCGGAATCTCCGGCTGGTATGAATGAACCCGGCGAGGAAGATAACAGCGTGTCGGGTCCGACTTGCCCGAACTGCGGAGTGAGTCTATAAAGCGTCTACACTGTTTGATAATTTGGGGGTTGTGAAACTCAAAGCTATAACTGTGCATCAACCGTGGGCCGGGGCGATTGTTCGGGGCGAGAAACGTGTGGAGAACAGAACGTGGCCTATTCAGTTTCGTGGCCGGTTGTTGATTCATGCAGGGGCATCGGGAGAGGGAGAACCGAAACGGGCGATTCTCGGTTCGGTTCAGGTTGTTGATTGTGTGCGTCTTGATCCGAAGTCGTCTGAGTGGGCTGATTACGAGCCGTGGATTTTGCCGAACCATTGGCATTGGTTGTTAGCGGATGCGAAACAGTTTCAACAACCAGTGAAATGTTCTGGTCGGCAGGGTTTGTGGTCGCCTTCTGAGGACATAAAACTCTCCATTCCGTACTGAAATAAAGGTAGAATGATGTGATGAACAATCCGATTATTAGCGCTCAGTTGGAACCTTTGCTTGTCCCTGTCGGCCAGCTTGAGGCTTTGGATAAGAACCCGCGTAAAGGTGACGTTGCTGCTGTCGCGAAGTCGTATGAGAAGTTCGGGCAGCGTAAGCCGATTGTGGCCCGGATCACTGGGGGTACGCCGGAGGAGCCGTCGGGGGTTGTGATCGCGGGTAATCACCAGTTTCGTGCAGCCAAAAAGTTGGGGTGGACTCATATCGCAGTTGTTTGGACTGACGACGATGAGACAACAGCTAAGGCGTTTGCTCTTGCTGACAACAGGACAAGTGAACTTGGAACGATTGACGAGGACTTGTTGGCGCAAAACATTCGGGAGATTCTCGAAGTTGATGAATCGCTAATAGCGTCCGCCGGGTACTCGCAAGATGATCTTGAAAAACTGTTGAAAGACACGAGTGACATCATTGAAGATACTTCACCGAAGTTGGGTGATCTTGCGTACCGGCTAGTGATCGACTGCGAAGATGAACAGGATCAAACGCTACTGATGGAACTTTTGGATGGTCATAACGTCAATTATCAAGTTCAGGTGGTTTGATGAAAGTTGATCTGAATGTGAGCGTGCCGGTTTCAAGGTCGTCTCGCGCCCGTCAGTTGGAAGGAATGTTTGATGTTCCGATTTCTGAGAAAGCTGAACGGCATTGGTCGGGGAATGTTCCTATCGAAGACAAAAATTGGAATGTTGGTCTGATTGTCGGCCCGTCAGGATGCGGGAAAACTTCAATCGCAAAGGACATTTGGGGGCTTGATTCGGAACTTGAATGGCCGCACGATCAAGCAGTCATTGACGGGTTTGACGAAAAGTTTTCAATGAATGATATTTCGCAGGTTTGTTCGTCTGTCGGGTTCAACACAATCCCGGCGTGGCTGCGTCCTTTCCGTGTGCTGTCAAACGGTGAACAGTTCAGGGCTACGTTAGCTAGAAGGCTTCTGGAGTCATCTGCTGAACAGCCTCTTGTGTTTGACGAGTTCACTTCTGTTGTTGACAGGCAAGTCGCGCAGATCGGTTCTCACGCCGTTCAGAAATGGGTGCGGAAAAACAAACACCAGTTCGTTGCAGTTACATGCCATTACGACGTAGAAGAATGGTTGCAACCCGATTGGATACTTGAACCGTCAACAATGGCGTTCAGTTGGAGGTCGGTTCAACCCCGACCCCGACTCAACATCACTATCGAACCGTGCGAACATTCAGTCTGGAAAACTTTCGCTCCATTTCACTATCTGACAAACCAGCTACACAAAGCGGCCCGCTGCTACGTTCTGAAAGTCGAAGGGCAACCCGCTGCGTTCGCTGGGGTAATCCACCGCCCGCACGCCGCTAACCGAAGAATCAAAAACGTGACACGGCTAGTAACGCTTCCTGATTGGCAAGGTCTAGGACTTGCGTTTGTTCTCATGGATCATCTTGGCGCTATGTACGCTGCAAGGAAGTACACGTTCACTATCAACCCTGCTCACCCGGCTCTAGTTCGTGCTTTCGATAAGTCGCCTTTATGGAAGATGACTGTCAAGCCGGGCATGATAAAATCCAATAGTCAAACGTCAACTCTGAACGGTGGCGCAAAAGTGTGGATCACTGGTGGGAGAACAACCGCAGGGTTCAAGTATGCGGGGCCTGCTAGTGACGATGTGGTGTTCGCATCCCAATTCATCAAAGCGTAGACAAGGAAACTACACCATGCCCGGAGGAAGACCAACAAAATTCAACGAAGAAACAACCACAAGACTCATCACAGCCCTACGATCAGGCAACTACCGACGAGTCTCCTGCAAGTACGCAGGCATCCACTACAACACTCTCCTCGCATGGCTAGCTAAAGCCGAGGAAGAAGATGCACCCCCCGAGTTCGTGGAGTTTTCGGACGCAGTAGAAAAGGCTGAGGCTGAGGCGGAGATTCACGACATCGCTTTGATCCGGCAGGCGGCTACTGGCGGGCAGTGGCAGGCGGCTGCTTGGATTCGGGAGCGGAAGAACCCTGAACGCTGGGGGCGGCGTGATGCGTCGAAGATTGAGTTGACTGGGGCTGATGGTGGGCCGGTTGATATGCGTGTTTCGTTGGGGGTGGATGCGTCTGCGATTGAGAGTTTGGTTGCGAAGTTGGAGTCTCGGTCTAGGGTGATTGAGGCTGCTTCTGTTGAACTTGAGCAGGGGTTTCCTATTTGATTGGGTTGTCTTTTGGGTGGTTTTGGGGGTTGCTGGTTTTGGAAACCTGCGCCGTTACTGGGCGAAGTGCGGGTTGTCCACCGGCGGGTAAGCCAGTTTTCTGGTTGTGGTGGCCGGTTCTAAGTGTTTCAGCCGGGGCCGGTCACCGCTATACGCCTGCGATCCGCAATGCGGTGTGGATGTCGCAGGCTTCAAGATAGGCGGATTCAAGAGTTGGGTATATGCCGTATGACTCGCCTGCTGCGGGTCCGTACTTGACAACGATCCGATAGCCGGTTGGCCTTGGGAGGAGGATGATGCGTGCGCCGTTTTCGATGTTGGCGTTCCACCATGTGTGGGGTTCGGTGGTGGCGTGGCGTTGCCCGGTTGCTTTGATGGGGGTGAACTCGGGTGGGGTCATGCTGCTTCTCCTTCTTCTTGAGCTTCTTGTGTTGCGGCTTCGATGATTGCAAGGCATCGGGCTGCGCCGTGAATCTCGAATTGTTCTTGTAAGAACTGGATGATCTGTGCTTCCGTCATTGCTGCTCCTTGTCGTTGTTTACTAATTTGATGTTGGTTAGTAGTTAGTTAGTAGTTGTGAAGATTGCGTTGTGTTCTTCTTCTGCTGCGATTTCGCAGTCCACGCAACGTCCGGTGGTTGGGACTACATGGCGTTCCCACCCGCAGTCTTCGCATGTTGCGATTTCGTTGGCGGTGGCTGCTTCTAACAGTGCTTCGATATTCATACTTCTTCTCCCTCGGTTACGGTGGCGCTGTGGTCGCCCTCGGTGCTTGTCCACTCGAATGCTCCACTCTGTTCAACCATGATGGCTGAGTGTGTGGCGAGTCCTTCGCAAGTTTCGCAGTTGGTGTGTGTCGTGGTCGATGTCATGTAGATAACACTACTATAGCGGTGTGACATTATCAAGTCGATAATGCCTTATGGGGAAGATTTCTTCAGATTCTTTTTAGACCCCCCCGACACGCACCCCGGCCCAGCCGTAACAGTCGCAAGAGCCGCTCCGACACTGGGCGGTCCGGCTGGCGGGGAGTCCTAACCCTCAACCTCAACATCAACATCAGGTTTAGGGTTTTCGATCTCACCCCACGCTGCCTGCGTAATCCACCACGCTTCACGCATAGCCTCAGCCCACGACACCTTGCCGCCTGAGCCTTCAACGATCTCACGGGCCAACCGCTCAACACTCACTTGCGGCTCTCCTGCATCTTGACAATGAGCCGGTCGATCTGATCTTCAAGAACGTCTAGCTGTGCCATTGCGATGATTTCCATTTCAAGGTTCTCGTCGCGCATTGCTTGAAGGCGTTGATCGTCAACCTTGTTCCACTCCTCGCGAAGTGTGTCGATCTGATAATCGTGTTCCATCAGCCTGCTCCTGCTGTGAGGAACACGAACTCAAGTGTTCCGACATTGTAGCCGTCGGCGTTTCCTCGTCCGAGGAACTGATCTGCGAATAGCTGTGCTTCTTGGGCGTTGGAGAAGAAACCGAGCGGCATGTCTGCTCCGCTGACTCTCGCTGTGAAGTGTGCGGCTGCTGGTTCAGATGGGAAGATTCCGTATGAGGAGTCCATTAGAAGATCACCTCTGTCACGGGGATCAACAGCGAAGTGTTGCCGTTTACGGTGATGTCGATTGCTCGTTCCACTTGCGCTCGGGCGGGTGCGTTGCGTTCCGCTGCTGCACGGTTGTCGAACACACCGAACTCGCAGTTGCTAAACCACACGGTGATGTCGTTCGATTCAATGTTGAACGAACCGCTGACCTCTGTGGTTACTGAGAACCTCGGGGTGTTGATCTTGATTTCGGTCATCTGCTTGCTCCTTAGTTGTGATTGCTTATTTGATAACTCTATCGGAAGGGTGTGACAGTTAGCCGTTCACAACGTGGCGAACGTGCTTGGCGAATCCGGTTTCAGGGTGGATCGGGATGCGACCGTATGACGGGGTGCCATCGGGGTGACGGCCACCGAAGTCTGCGACGACGGTTTCGATTCCGTCCTCACGCTCAACACGAATCACATATCCGTGGTTGCCATCGGCAGGGCTTACGTCTGTCAGGTAGATCGAATCTCCGGGGGCTACGTTTAGCATGACTTGTTCTCCTTGGTAGTTGTGACTTGCGTTGGTACGATCTTCCTGATGACCATGCCTGCGGCGTGACGGCTGATCGCTGCTCGGAACTCTGCGTCCTTTTGTGCTTCGCTTTTCAACATGTTCTGTTCTCCCTAGATCGTTGTGTTGGGTGGGAGCCTCGGTGTCTCCCGTGGGGGGTGTCTCATCCTTCCCCTGCGATGGCCTCGGATTTGTTACAAGCTTTGACTCCGGTGCCGATCAACTGCTCGCTTGTGTAGATAACTATACAGCATGGGTGTGACAGGGACGAATCCAAATCAAACATTTCTTCAGATTCTTTTCCGACCCAAACCCGGCCCACTCCCAGTGATGCGGCCCGCCGGTTCCCCGTCACGAGTCTACTCGGCAAGGTAGACTCCACCGATGAGCAAACTTGCCGGGCTATCCCCATCCAGCGTTCAGCTATGGGAGCAATGTCCCCGGAAGTTCTGCGAGGAAAAGATGATGGGCAGATCAGGTGGCACGGGAGAAGCCGCGCTACTCGGCACGTTCGTCCACCTCGCACTCGAACACTTGATGCAACTGCCATCTGAGAAGCGTGTCATTGAGACTGCACGCAAGGTCGCGCGTTCGTCGTGGGCTGAGTTTGCTGCGACAAAGGAATGGATCGAGTGGGTTGCCGAAACCGGGTTCGCTGATGAGCAAGCGTTTCGCCGTCGTGGTTGGGCAAGCGTCTGCGGCTATTTCCAAATGGAGAAGCCGAGTGATGTTGAGGTTGTAGCGACTGAGCGTTTCATCTCGGCCACGATTGAAGGCGTTCCGGTCCGAGGAATTGTCGACCGGCTTGATCGTGATGTGTTCGGCAATATCGTGATCGTCGATTACAAGACAGGCAAAGTTCCGTCGCCGTGGTTCCGTGGGCCGAAGATGCAACAACTCAACATCTATGCGGCGCTCGTCGAAGAAGTTGACGGTGTGCGACCTGATGAAGGCCGGTTGTTGTTCACTACTTTCTCTGAGACTGTTGCTACTGATGTCACTGCTGAGTCGGTGTGGTCTGCGGTTGAAGTGTTGAAGAATACTTGGGAGGACATTCATCGTGCGATAGAAGATGACTTGTTTCCTGCGAAGGTTGGACCTTTGTGTGGTTGGTGTCCGTTTGTGGGTGACTGCCCTGATGGGTTGGCTGAGGTGAAGTCTCGTCGATCTGCGGGCAAATTGAAGAAGACTGCTCCGGCTTGGGAGTTAGCGGCGGGCGAGTGATCGTTCCGCCAGTCCCGCCAGCGGCGGAATATGGCGGGAACCGGCGGGAATCGACCACTGGGCGGCGGGGACCGAGCGGCGGAAGGCGGGGAATACCGGCGGGGAGTGGCGGGCCGACGGCGGTTGAGCGGCGGAATATGGCGGCTGATCCGCCGAATCGACGGCGGAAGGCGGCGGCCTAGTGGTGGCCTAGTGGCCTGCTGGCGGCGGGTGGCGGGCGATGCAACGGCTGACGGCGGGCCGACGGCGGCTCAAGGCGGCGGATCAACGGCGGGCGGCGGGGAGCGCTGTGGCGGGCGGCGGCGGAATGGCGGGAATCGAACGGCGGAACCCGGCGGTTGAGCGGCGGCGGCGGGCGGCATCACTGGGTCGTTTACGCCCAAAAAGAAATATCAGATTTCTTTGTTATTGACTTGCATTCCTGTAGTGACTTGAACTACATTTACATGTATCGAAGTAGTCACAACACGAGGAGAACAGCACATGTCGGATAATCGAAACAACCAAAACAACCGAGATCAGAGCCGCCGAGACCGTCACGGTTTCGATCAGTCAGACAATGATCGTGATGCACAGCGTGATCGTCGTCGGGACTCGGACCGAGACTCGTGGGGCAATAGTTGGGACTGACAGTCTCAACGGGGTGTGGCACCAAATAGTGTCACACCCCCCCGATACACTTATCAAACAAGAAGCAATCACAACACAAGGAGCAAGGCACATGGCAGAACTACAGGTAGCAAATGGAATGTGGATCACGGAAGACTTTGACATCGACCTGACTTCAGACGACATCACCGTATGGGTGTTGGAAGTCGAAGTGTTCGATGCAGAAGCATCACCGTGTTTCTCAGTCGAAATCGAAATGGGAATCTTTGAGTCTTACGCTGAGGCTGAGGCCGACGCACCCGAGGACGCACGACTTTACTCGGCGGAGGTGGCAGCGTAATGGCAAAGCACGCATCGCTTCCAATGAAGCCACTGTGGGACATCGCTCGTAGCATGAGCGATAACCCGCAGTTCAACCAGCGGGACTTTGCCGGAATGGTCAACATGTCCAGCCGGGCCGTGACCCGTTGGATCACCGCAGGCGAAACTCTCTCGTGGGTATCGGCAGACGAGGCGGCTATCGCACTCGGGTTGCATCCGATCCTTGTATGGGGTGACGCATGGTTGAACGTGCGTGGCGACCTGACGGCCCTTGAGGTCGAAGTGATTAGCGATCTTGAAGCTGAAGCTTTCGCTGATCTGTAAACAAGTTGGAGGGTGTGGCACTTACTGTCACACCCTTCGACTATAATCAAACAAGTAATCACAACGAATAAGGAGCAAGATGTCGAACAAGAAAAACTACCCGCCGATTACCAAAGAGCAGAGAATTGAACTGCTCTCGGTATACCTGCCGAAAATTGAGTCAGGTCTTTCCGATCTGATCGCCAAGCGTGACAAGCTTCGCAACACTCCCGAGTGGGAATGGGCGAAACAGAATGTGCGAGGCGCAACAGCACACGTTGAAGTAACTCGTAACGAGCTTCACGCTCTACAGGCAGAGGTGGCGTAATGGGAGCGGCAAACTTTCGCACGATCAACACAGGCGACACCGCAGCAGACGCATTCAATCAAGCCGTAGCTGAAGCACAGAACGAATACGGCTGCGAGGGCTACACCGGCACTATCGCTGAGAAGGACGGTTTCGTACTCGTTCCCCTTCCGCTCAACGTCGAAGCAGAGTTAGTTGTAGGCGCTCTTGACCTTTCACAATTCGACGACTCCTACTACCAGACAGACCAAGAAGAAGCCGCTACCGCCAAGGCGTTACTCAACGAATACTTTGGCGACAGTGATGCCAAGCGGCTGATAGAGCTTTATCTAAACAAGTGGGGTCCAGCACTTTGCTTCAAGCTTCGCCCGCCAGAGATTGTCCAATGGGGCCAATACAACACCTTGCCCACACATCAAGATGTGTTCTTGTTCGCAGGGTACGCATCCGAATAACAGACTTGTTCAAGTATGATCTGATCGTGGCTTGTAACTGCGGAAAAAACAAACGCCTCCCCCCGGTCAGCGGGCCGAGATCCGCGCCCAGCGCTACTGGGACACCGAGCCATGTTTGGTTCTACGCTGTTCCACCTGAGAAGTCCGGTCTGGAGCCTGTCAGGTTTTACTTGTTGCGTGAAGCAAGATGGTATGCGCAACGACAGAAGGGTCCGGGGTGGATCATCGAAGGGCGTTCTGAACCGGATGAAGTCCCGGTCTGATGGGGTGCGGCTGCGGTAAGGCGAAACGGCAGGCGGTGACCACTGGGCCGGGTCCGGCGGCGTTTGAGCGAGGCGTTCAGCGGTCAAAGATCATGTTCGTTGTTGCTGGCGCTGACGGCGAGTCGGTGTTCTACACGTTGCGTGAAGCGCGTGTGTTCGCTGAGGAGCAGGGCGTGCAGGTTGAGTCCCGTCGGATAGCGGTGTAAAAACCGAAAAGGCGGGGGGACCGTAATCCGGTTCCGACAAGTTTGATTCACCAAGGCCCTTACTGCGCTTTTGCTACTAGATGCGCAATCCACGAACTCAGGCACGCCTCACATTCAGAACTACTTTCGGTAGCTCTTACGTCACGATTGCTCGTGCGTTGCTTCTGCCATCAAGTGTCGTGTTCCCGCTAGTGCGTGCTGGCTTGCGTTGGAGATGCGTTGCCGTATCCCTGCTGAGTGTCTGGTGTCCACTAGAAGGCCGTTGACCTTGTTGCTTGTCGGAACCCTTTTGCTACGGTTGTCCCCCCGCCTTGACCCCCGGTTGCGCCGGTTCGTTTCGGTTGTTTGTATTTCCTTACAACACTGAATGTATCACGATGAGCTACAGCTTGCAAGTCAATAACACAGATTGTTCAGATTTCTTTTGACAGAACAACCGTTCGATGGCCCAGCGCCCAGTAAGGCGAGCCGCCCGGATCAGAACGGCGACTCATCCGAGTACGACTCCTCACGCTGTGGCGCACGCTTACGAGGAGCAGAACTACGACCACGATCATCGTCACGACCACGCTCAGGCCGACCAGCCTGCTCAACACGAGTCATCTCAACCGTTGACCAACGAGTAGTACCCGCAACCTCATCAGCCACGACACCAACCTTGGAACGCTTCTCACCTGTCTTCTTGTCTTCCCAACGGGAATGCTCAAGACGACCAGAGACAAGAACACGATCACCCTTACGGAATGACTCAACGACATTCTCCGCTGTTTCCTTCCAGCAAGTGATGTCGAAGAAATGTGGTTCCTCTTGCCACTCGCCGTCTTTCTGAAAGCGCCTGTTCCAAGCCAATCCGAACCGGGCGACAGAAACACCCGATGGGGTGATCTGCAACTCCGGGTCAGAGGTGACATTTCCTACCAGTGTGATTTCATTACCTGCTGCCATGATCTCTCTCTCTTGTTACGCGGCGACTTGTGTCGCACGCTCAATCACAATTTGGATTCCCGGTTGATCCGGGTTCTCCGCTGAAACCAACACGGTTTCAACTTCGCATTTCCACACATCGCCACGGTCAAGTGACGGGGCGAGTTTCGCTGCGAGGTCACGAGGAACATGTCCAATCATGGACCGTCTCCCCAACATAGGAATGTGAACCTCAACAGCGTTCTCGTCAAACTGATTTCCGGGGTTACGAATCAACACAACCTCAACAGGTTCATCAACCACTTCGCCGTTCCATCCAAGCTGTTTCGTTTGAGATTCAACAACGAACGCTTCAATCGTCTGCAAGTTTTGTGGGTAGCGTTCCATGAACGTCAACCCGACAACCTTGAACTCAACTCGTTTGCTCATGCGTCGAACCATCCGAGGATCGCTTCAGCATCCGTTGCTGTCGCATGAATCAAGTTCGTCACACCGAGCTTCTTGAGGAAAGCCACAAACACTTTCTCCTCGGTAGCGTTCAACCCGTCCATCAACTCAGTGATCTGGTCAAGTGTTTCATCGTCGGCCAATTCAGCGAAAGCGTCAGCTTCCTCATCGCCACCTATCGCTTCATCAGAAGCTACCCCTGCTTCTTCTAAAGCAGCTTGCATCGGATCACCTGACGGCAACGCAGCAATCGTGTTCGCTGACTGCACAGTAAGTTCAGCGCCACCACGGATCGCCGCAATCTCAGCGTCACGCTGCCGCCACAACACAAGCGCCTTCAAGTCCTTCAGATCGTCAGGATACCCGGCACGCTTCAGCGCCCGACCTAGCGTCTTGGTGCAAAGGATGTTCCACTCGTCAGGCGAACCGGAAGCAGGCACAGGTTTCCAAGCAGTGACATCAGATCGGCCCGCAGGGAACCGGATCGTTGCAAGACAAAACTGTTTGTCTCCACCGAACTTGTCCGGCACTCCTACATCAGAACCAGCTACAAGCTGGAAGTCGTAGGTGGCTTCAGGGTGATCTTCGAGTAGAAGACCTAACCTCAATCCGGGGGATGCGTAAAACTCGCTTATTGCTGCCATGCGTTTCAACCTCGCTCTAGTCCTTCTATGTACGAGGATCATTGTAGGTGAAGGGGCAGACGCAAACACAGAAGCGCCGTCGCCGCTGCTGGGCGTGCTGGGCGGTTTGGGCTGGAAAAGAAATATAAAAGAATCTGAAGAAATACTACTTATTGACTTGTGAATGTCAGACCCATGCTGTATAGTTATCTACATGAGAACAACAACTTTCTACACCATCTTCCACGGGCCGACCAACTGCAACGTGCGCTTGACCCACGAGGTCACCGAGCAGGAATGGCAAGCAGCTATGGACTGGATGGTCGGTCAGGCCAACCCGGTTCTACGAACAGGTGGCTTCAGCCCGCTGGTCTTTGAGCGATAGGGCCAACGCCTAACGGGTGGGACAAAGCGTCCCACCCCCCAAATAAATATCAAGAAACATCACAGTGTGGCTTGATCCTCTACAGATACAGGGTAAGATAAAGACATGGAAAACACCGCAGCAACCGAACTCAACAACCACGCAATCCAAATCGCAACATGGTTGCTAGAAGACGCACTACGCGACATCGAAAGCTTCCCCGGTGGCAGCAGCCAAGACTTCAACGAGGCACGCGCCGCAGACGCACGCACCCTTCTTGCAGCCCTGCAAGCATAACAACCCAAATCACAACCCAAGGAGAACACATGCAAGTCCATCCAGAACACCTCAAGAACCGGATCGCCCTAGCAATCCGAATCGCAGACTCCGCCGCCAAGTGGGAGATCCCGAACCGTTACCTGTTCGACTTCCCGCTAGACGGGCTGATCTGGACCCGCATCGCAGAAGGAGCAGGCTGCACCACCCGCCCCTCGGTCGATACCATCGCCGCTGCTGTCGCAATCGTCGCCGCCCGGCAGGTGGCAGCATGACACTCACAATCACAAGCCTCACATCCTCCGCACCGCTTCCATTCATGGTGCGAACAGAAGACGATACACTCGTCGGCACGTTCGCCACTGAACAAGAAGCGGAACAGTTCGTTGCGAGATATACGGTTCCGATGTTCCCTGAAATCGAAATTGAAATCGACTTGAACGGACCAGACGGCAACGCCTTCTACATCCTCGGTGCTGTGACACAAGCGTTGCGTTCAGCAGGTGCAACCAAGGAACAAACAATCACTTTCAACAATGACGCGACAAGCAGTGACTACGAAAACTTGTTAGAAGTTGTTGCTCGGTGGGTCAACTTAGATGCCTACTGATCCACGAGGCTCTGCGTCTAACAGGGGTGCTACGGTAATCCTATGAGGAAACTACTTGCACTTTCTGTACTGCTCGTCGCCGTTGGCTGCGGATCATCTGAGTACGACAGCTACGACGGCAGCAGCTTTGACAGCGGCATAACCGATTCCGACTTGAGCGAGTACGCCGGGTTGCAAGACTCATGGGATGAGGAAGACATCGAAAGCCAAGCAAACATCTGCATGGCTATCGACATCGACCCTTCAATCGCACGAACAACCGCTATCGAAAACAACGTGGACCCTGATGTGGCTGAAGCTTTCTTTGAGGAAGTTTGCCCGTAACCTCCCGACATTTCTGAGAGTCTGGTTTACAATTAGGGCATGGCTACACCTAACGCGATTGAGCGGTTGGTTTGGGGGCAGAACGTCAACACTTGGTCACGCCTCGCACACAGGGCGACCCAGTGGAAGTATTTCACGCTGCCTTCTTGTAGCAGGCTTGAACTTCCTAAAGCACGCACAGTAGCGATCCCTGTTGCTGAAGTTGAATGGCCTGAAATGTTTGTTGGGTTGACGACCCGCCCGTTCTCCCCCGATGTTGTCGGCCCAAGCGGGATCTCAACTGGGACGTTTATGCAGCAGGGGACGGATAAGAATCGGACGCTGACTTACGGCGGGGGTTACGGTAAGTGGGAACAAGCACGGACTTTGATCCCGTTACCTGCTTCAGGCGAGTACTACACGCGAGGTTGGCCTACACCAAGTTGGGATCGACACGAGATAATCACTTCGCCTGACGGAACGGTCCATGAGCTAATCCAGTTCGACCCGCTTGCTGCGCCTGCGTTACCTCCTATCCCTAATCAGGCGCTCATGTGGGGCCGCTGGTTGGACGGTGTGTGCGTTGAGGGTAAACCATGCACTGCTACCGGCTACGCCCACCATATGCACGTTTGGACCCCTTGGTCGCAGACTGACCCGCATGACTTAGCGATTGTTCTACCTGATTACGTCGGTTGCGACGGCACTTTGACCACTGGGCCACGCGCCGGAGGGAAGTTGGTGTTGGCACGAGCGTCTGGTTCGTATCAGCGGATGGTTGCTCTTGGCGGCGAATGTCGTTCGCTTGCTGAGGCTGCTGCGTTGTACGGATTGCGAATCATCGACCGCTCAGGCTTTACAAATAATGATCCTGCGAAACCGTTGCAACCTCATATCCAAATCCAAACAGGTAATACTTGGGTTGGGTCGAACGTAGGAAAGTTCACTCTCACGATGACTGATCTGCTGGAGGCTGAGGACGTATGACCGGGGCGTGGCTTCTAGCGGCAGCAGTGTTCTTCACATGGGGGACTGTTGCGTTTACCGTTTCGGCGGTGATCCTTCAGGCGTACTTGACGCATCTTGCACGTTTCGGTTTCACGATGATCGCTTTGACATCATTCGGAATTGCTGCTTCAGCGATAGTCTTTGCCGCAGGGTTTGTTTCAGAAGACAGCCGGGATCAACTGCGAGTTGTGTACGGGGCGTGTATCGCTATCGGCATCATCTGCGTGGCACTGTCTTCAATGGTTGAGACTTCGCTCATGCGCAAACACTGTGAGCTAATGGAACGGATAGAACGGGGCGATGAGTGGCTGAACAATTCGGAGTAACGACGATAGTGGCGATTGGTATAGGCGCGCTAACGACGGTACTCACTTACATTTCAGGCCGCAGGCCGTCACAAGCTGATTACGCTGAGAGACTGTTGAACGCAACTGTCCCCGCAGCGGAGATGTTGGGTAAGCGGCTAGAGGTGTTGGAAGCTGATCTCGCTAAGAGCAGAAAGCGTTATGACCGACTTGAAGCACGAGCATCGTCTGAGGCTTTTCGTTGCAACGAACTTGAACGCAAGTTCGCAGCACTTGTCGAACATCTCAAACAGGTAAACGTACCGATGCCTGACAATCTGATTGAACCTACCCGAACCGCCCGTACTCGGAAGACTGACTTGGAAGAAGAAGAATGAAACAACTTATTGTTCCCATCGTTGAGAAGGTGTTATCTCAATTCGTCCAAGCGTTCGTCGTGGCGTTGTTCGGCGGAATGGCATTCGGCTGGACGGCGGTTCAGTGCGCCGCCTTGGCGGGAGTGTCGGCGGTTATCACGCTTGCGCTCAACTCAGTCAACTCCGCCGTGATCCCCGTGGGGATGCCGTTCTACACTGACCTGACGTTGCGTGTGTTGCGTTCTGGTGCATCTGCGTTCCTTGCGTTCATGGTGATGGCACCCGTGCTTGACGTTCAATCAGGTGACTTCTGGAAGGCCGCATTGGGCGCTGGGGCCGTTGGCGCTGTGTCGGCGTTGAAAGCGCAAGGCGCTCGGCAGGTAGGCGACCCGGAATCGGCGGCGCTGCTCCCAGTAGCCTTGGAGCCTGTGATTCCTGAACCGATGGCTGACTAAAAACAAATAACCCCCCCCGCCCGAAAGCGAGAGGGTTATTTGTTCGGCCTTCACAGGATATGCCGGTCACATTTCTGCACCGGACTGTCCCCTTGGTTTTCTAGCTGGCTGGCCCCTGATCTGACGGCAAGTCATCGGGTACTTCAGTTTCAGCATCCAAGGTTACGTCCCCCCCTTCATCTGCCTCCCCGCAGTCAGTACATCCGGCGCAGTCGCCTGTGTGGTCCTCAATGCCTTGAGTGAACTCTTGCCGAGTCCGTGACCTGTCACAGGTTTACAACCCTGCAAGGGGTTGCCCTGATGTCTCTACGGTTCTTTCTTCAAGGTTTCAAGGCTTGACCAGAATGTGTAGGCTCCCACTGCGTAGCACCGATGTACCTTGCTCACGTTGATGCCTCCACCAACGCTTTGATCGACTGTTCTTGCGTCTTTCCCCGCCGGGGAGTTGCACCCCGCCACACTCTGCTCAAGACTTGAAGCCTTGAAGTTGTTTGCCTGTTGTCTCTCAGGCTTTGCCGTTACTTTCTGTTCCTCGGCTGGAACCGTCACCGTGATTAGTAGTGGTGCGCTACTTGTCCCCCTGCCCCTCTGCAAGCTCATGCTCGGGTTCGGTTAGGACTTGAGTTGCCACCTCGCCCTTTTGTGAGTCTTGGGTCTGACTCTGGCGGCGGCTTTCTCTATTTGGTTTGGCTGTTTCCTTGGTTGTTCTCCTTTGTTCGTTTTGCTGTTTCGTTATGTAGATAACAATACAGCAGTTCTATTAGGAAAGCAAGGCCATATGGAACATTTCTTCAGATTTCTTTTCCAGCACCACATCGACCCCCAACAAGACCGCGCTACCATCAACCACATGGACTCAAACCTGTCGGCTGAAGACCTAGACCGCTACGTCGAACTTGTAGACCACGAGATGTACGCCCGCCAAGGAATCGTCATCCACGCAGGGGCATTCCCCGACGACAACGCTCCGCACGGAATGAACGACGAGGAGGAAATGATATGAGTCGCACGACTGCACAACTCCGAGTCCTCTGGTCGCCCGCCTGCACTGGGCCATTTGCATCCGTACCCCTGTTCGGCGGAGCGTCCATCAGTGTTCGTGCTTCAACCGTTGACGCATGGCAAGCGCTCAACGCTGTCCTCGTCAAATGGAACTACAAGGCAACCCCACCTGATTGCGGTGCGTACAACTGCCGGGCAATCACAGGCGGAACCCAGTACTCGCTCCACGCTTACGGCATAGCCGCCGATATAAACTGGCAACAGAATCCATACGGGCCTGTCCTGATTACTGACATGCCTCGTGGGATGGTCGATGAGATCAAAGCGATCAGAACAAACAACGGTGTCAACGTGTTTCGTTGGGGCGGCGACTACTCTGGCAACAAAGATGCGATGCACTATGAGATTGTGGCTTCGCCCGCTGAGATAGCAACAGGAATAGCAACTGGGTCACAACCGATCCCAACACCGGAGGATGAAATGGCAAGCAGTTACCTGAGAGTGAATCAGCCCGGCGATCCGAACCACGGGCGTGTCGAAGTGATTGACGATTTCAACCGTCGTTGGATTTCACCGGAGGAGCTACAACTGCTGGTGTTCTTTGGGGCGAAGGTTCAGGACGTTACGCTTGCAACTTTCAATACGTTGACGGCGAACAAGACGGTGAACCCGATTGTTGTTAGCGGCGGGGCTGCTGCACCAACGTCGGCAGAAAACGCGACAGCAACAGCGAATCTTCTGTCTCAGCGTTTGCAGTCGTAATGGCAAAAGGCAACCGGGTTGTGATCTACAAAGATGACACTGGGATGTGGCGCTGGCGGGGAGTCGCCGGGAACAACCGGGTGATCGGTGCTGCGGAGCAGGGGTTCAGGTTCAAGTGGTATGCGGTCCGTAAAGCGCGCAATGCGTTTCCTGATGCCCGTGTTGAATACGCTAATCACGACATTTAGAGCATGAGTGTTCCGCGTATCAGCATGAGCGCGTAGTCCCGTTCGGGCATCTCAAAATCTTCCCATGCCATACCGACACTGTTTGCCATTGCCCGGCAGATTGTCTGCTCAGGCCATCCGGCTTTGCTCATTTCAAGAGCCGTGGCTTTGAGGCGTTCTATGTCTGATGCGATGAACCGGAGTTGTGTCATTCTGAGAAGTAGCTTCCCACGGAAATGCGACAGTCAGCGATAACCGGGCCGGGGAGAATAGAACCAAACACGCTGCAATCGTTTGTGCAAAGCCGAACGGACCACGAGTTGTTTTCACCCCATTCCGATTCGGCGTTGATACCGAGTGATTCCAACTTGTGTCGCAGATCGTTGGCGCGGAGGAAGCATTCGTAGTTCATTGTCTCTGATTCGTCCTCGTCGAATCCGCAGGCGGCGAGTTCTTTCACGCCTGCTTCGAGCAAGGCAACCTCGGGAAGTTTCCTGAGAAACGTGAGAAGGGTTTGTAGATCGTTCATGCTGTCACCTCTACTGAGAGAATGTCGGCACCTTCGGGTGCGTCTGCGATTGCTTCATCCTCGTTATCGAACAAGCGCCATGAGGCGACGTACTCGCCTGAGTAGGGTGCGCCTGTTGGCTCGCTGTGAAACCAGCAGGTCATGTCTTCAGACTCGGTGTCGAAGTCGTCGTTGACTTCGACGTTCTCCAACCAGCCTGCTCCACCTTCAACGAAAATCTCTTTGAGTATCTTCACTACGTTCTCCTTGCGTTGTGTGTTTGATAAGTCTAGGTGTTGGGTTAGACAGAAAGCTTTACCCGCGGCACGCCCGACGGGAAGCTTCCTTCTTACGATCCAAAAACTTGTGGCTCGTCTGAATGCGACGATCACGCATGGCATCAAGGCGTGCGTTGCGATCAGCAATTCGAGTTGCCTTGGCGATCATGGAAATGTTGCTCTCGTTCTTCTTCATTGCTGTTCTCCTTTGTTGTGACTTCAGTGTAGATAGAGGGTGTGACACTATTCGTGCCACACCCTTCAGTGGTTCAGACGACGCAACCGTGACCGTCAGACACCCGGCTACGGGTTGAGTCTGTTCTGCCGCTTGTGTGCGTGCGTGGAACAAAGTGCATATCGAACACTGGCCGAGGCACGTTGCTCATCATGCAGAACATGTTGAGCAGGTATGGACACATTTGCTGTGGGTGCCAGTTGGTGCTTCCGTCTAGTTCTGGAAGAACTACCGGGCTAATTGAGTTGATGTACTGCGTCTCGTTCATGTCTTTATTATAGCACGACGTTCTACACTTGCAAGTCAATATCAAACAAATAACAAGATTTCTTTAGATTTCTTTTGACCCCAAACCATGACCGTCTAACCCACATGCAATACTCAACCCGTCGGGCGTGGTCCCGTTGAAGCTTGAATCTCCTCTTAGTCGATGTCTGACCAAGCCGAGGGCGACTCTCCTTGTCGTGTTGTGAGCCACGCCCGACAAACAAGGAGTAGAATCAAACCGTGGACCCGCTAGTCGTCATACCACCCGAACTCCTAGCACTAGCAACCGAACACGAACGCGAGCAATACCGGCTGTACCTAATCGACCGAGCCGTCGCCGCCGACGACTGGGAAACATGGCTGCTGTCAATGGCACCCGGCTACGCTTCAGCACCCTTCGGAGATCATCACATCAAGTTTTGGGAATGGGCATGGGACATACATCCAACAGAACGCCCGAGACCATTCGTTGCTATCTGGCCGCGAGGCGGAGCAAAGAGTACAAGCGCTGAGATGTGTGTCGTCGCGTTAGCCGCACGACAGAAACGCAACTACTGCCTCTACGTTTCGGAGACACAAGATCAGGCAGACGACCACGTTGCCAACATCGCTGCACTATTCGAGGATGAAGAAGTCGGATTCGCTTACCCCGAACTTGGTTCCCGGCTGATGGGCAAGTTCGGATCAGCGAAAGGCTGGCGGCGCAACCGAGTCCGCACTGGGACCGGATTCACCGTTGACGCTGTTGGGCTTGACTCTGCTGCACGAGGAATCAAGCTGGAAAGTATGCGACCCGATCTGATGGTCTTTGACGACATCGACAGCGAAGCCGATTCCCAACTCGCAACAGATAAGAAGATCAGGACGATCACCCGGAAGCTTCTCCCTGCCGGGTCGAACACCTGTGCTGTGATCGCAATTCAGAACAAGGTCCACGACGATTCGATTTTCGCCCAGCTTGCTGACGGGCGCGCTGACTTTCTTCGGGATCGGATTGTGTCAGGCCCGATACCGGCAGTTTGGAATCTTGGTTGGGTTGAAGAAGATGGTTTGTTCAAGATCGTTGACGGGCAAGAATCGTGGGAAGGTCAACCTGTCAATTCATCGCAAGCGTTGATGAATGATATTGGGCTGACAGCGTTCCTTGCTGAGTGTCAACACGCTACGGTCACGATGACGGGCGGGATGTTTGACCATATCAACTGGCCTCATTTGCATGTGACTGAAGCGGAGCTTCCTGTTATGCGAAGGGTGGTTGTCTGGTTGGACCCTGCTGTGACTTCTACCGATTCGTCTGACTGTCAGGGTATGCAGTGCGACGGGCTAGGTGTTGATGGTCTGATCTATAGGCTGTGGTCGTGGGAAGGACGGACGACACCGTTGGACGCTGTGAAGCGGGGTATCCGTGCGGCGATTCAGTGGAACGCAACGACATTGGGTATTGAATCGGATCAGGGTGGCGATACTTGGAAGGCTGTGTATCACCAAGCGTGTGAAGATTTGCGGGCCGCCGGGGAACTAACTGGGTCGGCTCCTCGGTTTGCTGCGGCGAAAGCGGGTGCTGGTCACGGGTCGAAGATGACTCGCGCTCAAAGAATGCTTGTCGATTATGAGCGCAACAAAATCAGGCATCTGATCGGAACCCACCAGCAACTTGAACTGGGGCTGATGCGGTTTCCGAAAGCGAAGCCTTACGATCTGGTTGACGCTGCGTATTGGTCGTGGGCTGATCTGGCGGGCAAGTCGAATCGTGGGCGTTCTCGTGTTGGGTCTGCTTCGGGGCAGACGGTCGGTGCGTTCAGTTTCAACTAAAAATGCAAGAAGCCCCTCCTTTGTGGAGGGGCTGAAGCCATCTTGCTGACTAACCGAAAAGGCAATACGTCCTTTTGTCGGCATCGGTTGATACCGCCAAATTTTTGCACCATTGGGGGTGCCTGCAACCTCCCTTGCAGGTGGGGCCTATCTTCTGTCACCCGAAATCTACAACTTTCGGAACACCAGAGGATTCGTTCAGCGGTGGGACTTTGTTTCAGGCGATATTCCCTGTGCTGCTTTTTGCCTGTTGTTTGATTGAGTTGAACTTCTTATAAGAGAAGCTGAAAGTAATTTCATGCACCTCATAACACATAGGTTTCCGGCTCAGCGAACTTGCGTCCCATACTGGCAGCTTAGTGAGCGGCGCTTGTACTAGCGTCCACTCCTTCAGCTTGTCGGTTTGCCCCGTCAGACACCACACTTGAGAAGTTTGCAACCCTCCGTTACTCACTCTCAACTCCTCTAACAAGAAGTTCAACACAATCAAGTTCTTAGAAGATGCCCTTGGACCGGCTACTTGCTTTCGTTCTTACTACTCCACGGATTGTGCGCACGCACCGCTTCACCTCAGAACTAATTGCTTTCACCGTTCTCTACCTTCGCTCACCTACTTGCCCCATCCATCCACATCCCTTCGTTCAGGGATCGCTCGTTATCCGTCAGGCGAGTCGTGGTCGTTAGCCGTCAGGGGATGCTTCATTTGGCGGGGTATGATGGCACCTCAGAAGTTCCAAGTTCATCATCTAAGAACTTGATTGTTGTACTTGAGAGTCTTTGGTGTGCGGACCCTAACCGCCATGTTCCCCGGTGCTTCCGGTTCTTTCAGTTGCTTGCTTGTGTAGATCAGTATACAGCATAGCGGGGACATTGCAAGTCAATATCAAACATTTCTTTAGATTTCTTTTTCGACTCCAAACCGCCCGCCCGCCCAGCAGTAACGGCCCGCCCGTCTCCTTTACTGTCACACCCTGTCTGTAGTATCTGTTACATGATCTCAATACAGGAACTTGTAGGCGACAACACCGCAACCGGCTCTCTATGGGAATGCTTCACACCCACACCTCACGCTTGCACCGGAATAGCAACAGTGGCAGTTACACAAACGCCTTGCTGCACCGCAGGAGCGGTCACAGAACAGTCATGGCAAGAAGCACAAGCTGCTGCTGAACACGCTGAGGCATTGCGAGACGCAGCCGCTCAGAACGAGCTAGAGCTTTAGAAAGCAATCAGGGCAGATGTCGTCCACGCCGGGCCGCTGACGTTCCCACCCGTATTGGGCTGCTGCTTCTTTGATTGCTTCAGCCGCGGCAGAAGCGGCGACAGGAGCATTGCGTTTACATCTATCGCATCTCACGGTCCACCCCTTCTTTCTCAGTGCTGTAGTCATGCGAACAGGTTACTCAGGTTCAGGCCATTCGGTCGCATCGAACCGAGATGCCGCTTCTTGAGCGCACTGACCGCAGATACCGCCGTACTGATTCCATTCAGACGGCCAGTACACCGGGTTGATATGACGGCAAGGCCATCCGCACCGAGGGCATGTCATCTTGAACGAGTCTTTGCCTACACTTGGTGAGGTGATTTCGTGTCTAGGTAGTCTGTTAGAACGTGTACGAACTTGAACCAATGGAGAGTCCTATGAGCGATATGGAAGCAGAAGTGTACTCGGGTGATATGCGTGGCTGTGATGAATGCGGAGTTGGGCCAGAAGATGAGTGTGTCCCTGATTGTCCGTGGGTAGCGGCGGCTGAAGACGCAGCCACTACTGGGCCGCCGCCCGGCCCGGTTGCGTTGATCGACGTTCTAGCAAATGTTACGGAATGATTGCATTACGTCTACATGTGCGCGTAGCCTTGAAACTCAACAGCCACCCGCTCATCCAAAACGGGTGGCTGTCGCGTATCTAACCGACAACTGAAAGAGGTGACCATGAGGCTGAATCTCAGGTCTGTATCTATTGCGGCAATCGTCATGTTATCTGCCGTGTCAAGTATTGGCTGTACCCCGGAAGAAATAGCGTCCTACGCGACGATGAACCCGGCTGAACAAGCTGCTGTCAAAGCACATCTACAAGCACAAGCGGAACCTGTCGTGCAAGCGCACACGCCTCCGGGTGGTTTCCTCGCCTGTGTCCGGCGGCACGAGTCTGGCGGAAGCTACACCGCCAAGAATCCGAACAGCACCGCTTCAGGCGCATACCAGTTTCTTGATTCGACTTGGCGGACAATGAGCGCCCGAGCGGGTCACGCTGGGTGGGGGTCCGCACGCCACGCTCCGCCACACGTTCAGGACGCGGTTGCGGTTTACACCGTGAACAGCGGTTGGCGTTCAGCTTGGAACGGCACAGGTTGCTAACTGGGCCGCCGCCCGGCGGTTTCCCTCACGGGGTATCGCCGGGCTAACCCAACTTGAACATGTTGGCTAGGCGTTCAGGGCCGGGGGTGCCGTCAGCGGACCGAGGGTTGTGGAGAAGGTCATGCAACTCGTTCAGCTTGCGCATCCGTTCAGTTATTGTTTGACCCTCGTAGATCCATCCGTCAGCGAGAAAGTCCACGTTACTGTGTTCCGTTTTCAAGTGAATCATTGCTTCGCTGATACTGAAAAAGTCGTTCATGGTTCCATCCGTCGAACGTCGAAGCCTGCCAGCGAAACACGCCACGGCTCACAAAGCTGCATCCCGTTTTCACGGAACATCCACACGGTCATTTGACCTTTGTCGGTGTCTTCTTGGAACCGATCAAAGACCCGGATGCCTGCTTCCTTGAGTTGGATTCTGAGAATCTCATCCGCTCGGAACATTTCCGCTTTGCGTTCTTCGCCGCCGTTGCGGTCGTAATCTTGGACCGCCCGGTTGAACGCTTGCGCAACGTCGGTTTCCCGAATCGCTTTGATGACGCTGTAGGAGATTTCGTTCATGCTGCCACCCGCTCAAAGACAAGGGCGAGTGTTGCTGACACGGTTGCCTCGGAAGGCTCGCTGCTGGAACCGACACCCTCGTAGATGTAGCGCCAGAACTGAACGTCGCTTGCTGCATCTCGCAAGCACTCAAGATCGGCGGCGTTTGGAACTGCTTTGCCTTCTGCGATCCATCGGATCGTTTCGTCGGCCAACTTGCTGGCTAGTGCCATCCGGTTGGCTAGGTGTGCTGCGTGCATCTTCATTTGGTTTGCTCCTTGTTGTTGTGATTACTTGTTAGTGATTATAGCTAGAGGGTGTGACACTCAGTCGTCTTCGAGCATGTACTCGGAGAAGGGCGGTGTTGCGATGCGGACATTTACAATGCCCGTGATTGTGGTGACTGCGACGAACTCGTGAATGCAAGCGATGGCTTCTGCCTCGGTTGCGAACCAACCGATGTTCATGTCATCCCACGCACCCGTGTCGGTGATGACAACTGCCTTGAACAACTTGTCGTCACCGTGATTGACTGCGACGAACTCGGCTAGGGCTTCTGCTTGTACTTGGGTGAGTGTTTGTGTTTCCATCTTGGCTCCCTGTTGTTGTGATTGCTTATTTGATAAGTGTACTTGAAGGGTGTGACACTTTGTCGTGCCACACCCTTTCAGGTTTTAGTTGACGCACTCGGCGTTTGCCCGGCGAGCGAAGTCGATCTCCGCTGCGGTGAACCCTGCGGAAGCTGCGATCCGGCGGTCGATGCGATCCGAGTGAATCGCTTGGGTGCAGGTTCCGCCGCTCATTGCGGTGAACAGTGCGAACACTGTTGCTTGAGCGTTTTCACGGCGTGTTGCAATCGCTCGGATGGCGAACGACTCGTCAGTGTTGTTCGCTGCCGCATCCGCTGCGATGTTGAAGTTGTTGACGTAGTTGTCGTTGATTGTCTGGATGATCTGTGTCGATGTCATGTAGATTATTATACTGCACTGCCATGACATTGCAAGTCAATAATCAAGATTTCTTCAGATTTCTTTTAGACGCTCCGCTTTCCAGAAGTCGCCTGATCGAACATCACAACCATCAGTCAACCGTTGAGCAATCCGAATCACCCGGTCAATCTCACGAACCATCTCCGGCCCACACTCAATCGCCGCCAACGGATACTCCGCATGATTGGTAGCAAGTTCCTCAGTCGCCTTGACCATCAGGTCCAACGCTTCAAGCCACTGCTGTGCAGGCTTGTAGTTGCTGCTCAGTACATCACTCATTACTTCTCCTCCTGTTTAGGTGTCGGCTGCACGTTCTTCCACGCAGTCAGCTTCCGACTAATACTCATTAGCCGATCCACTTCTTTCTCGGGTGCTTCTTCTTCTGGATGCTCGGCATCACTCGCCGCTTCTTCAGTAGTCATATGTTCAACAGTATAAGGAATGGACTAGACGCAAAACGGCCCAGTCGTACTGGGCCGCCCGCCGACTTGTCTAACTGTAAACGTCTAGTTGAGGTTGAGGGTTTGGCCCAGTGGTCAGCCCGCCGGGGCCAAGTCTGGACTAGGGGTTGAGAGTTTGGGTTTGTAAATGAATCCAAAGAAAAGTTTAGTGGAAAGTCGTTTAGCGTCTAACGCTGTCTATATAGTGAGTCCTACAACACCAAACACGGAGGCAATAACACATGGCGAAGAACACAGACATCACAATCCTCGGCAACGGGGGAAGCGTTCACGCAAACGAAAAGCACGACGGCCCGGTTCCTTTCGACCGGGTGCGTTCACTGTTCGACTTCAAGGTCGAATACACCCCGCTCTATACGCATGACGCTTTCGGTGACTCAGAGAAACTTCCGAACCGTCAGGCGATCCGTCGTACTGACACCGGGCTGATCCTCAACACGGTGTCCAAGTCTCACGGACTTCACCAGTTCAGCGACGTACTCGTGGACAACCTGTTCACTCTGCTTGATGCGTCTGACAATGATCTTCAAGTTTCGGGTGCGGGTCTCCTGAAGAACGGTGCAGTTGGTTGGGTTCAGGTTCAGGCACCTTGCTTGGAAGCTGGCGAAGGCGATGTCGCCCCAACTCTCACGCTTGCATCTTCGCACGATGGGTCACTCGCCACTTCATATCGGATGGGCATGTTTCGCTTCATCTGTTCCAACCAGATCGGCGCTCTCCGCAGGAAAAGCGACAACGTGTTCAAGTTGCGTCACACCCTCAACTCGTCGATGAACTTCACGACGGCTCGCAACACTCTCGGTCTGATGTGGAAGCAGGCTGAGTCCTTCAACGAGGAAGTCAACACGCTAATCAACCTTTCGGTGACCGACACTGAGTTCTACCGAATTGTGAACCGCTTGGCTCCGATGCCACCGGAGTCCGCAACTGAGGCTGCTCGTACCCGGTGGGAGAATCGTGTTGAGTCGGTGTCCAACATCTATCGCAACGATGAGCGTGTTGGTGACTTCCGTGGAACCGGGTGGGGAGTTGTTCAGGCGTTCAATACTTATCGCCAGCATGAGCGCCCGTTCCGTGCGAATGGAACCGCTGGAACTACGTCACGACTTGGTCGCACGATGGGCGACTTCTTGTCGGGTGCGATTGACCTTGATGACCAGAAGGTGACGGCGGCGGTGTTCGCTGAGTCTGCTCGTAAGGGCTTGTGAGTTGTTGTTGGTGATGGGGGGACCGGGTAGCGCCGGTCCCTTTGTCGCGTGTTGGGTTCAACCCGGCGGGCCGTGTCACTGGGAGAGGCGGCGGGTCGTCGAAAAAGAATCCAAAAGAAATCCAAGAAATATCTCATTTGGAGTTGCAAACTGTCAGACACATGTAGTACTGTTATCTACATAAGCAGTGAGCAACAAGAACCGGACACACAACCGGGGGCGAATCGCAGCAAGACGCACAAAGCGTGTAGCGGGTTCCGGGTGACACACCACCTAAAAGGAAATGTGACGGTTGCACACTCAGCAACAGAAAGAGCGAGTGCTAGTTAGATTCTGTTTGATACCAGAAGACGATTGAAGTGCATGAAGTAGCCTCCGGGTGTAAGCCTTCCTCTCCTAAGACATCCTCAGTACGGCTTCCTCAACAGTAACTAGAATGACTCAAGTTGAAACTTGCGGTATCGGACCCAAGACGATTGAGGTGACCAAGTAGTCGAAAGACGTAAGCCTTGCTCTCCCAACACATCCCTAGTACGGCACCTCCGCAGCAACTTGAGTGGTTGGTCAGTGGAATCGTCTGGAGACAGACAGGCACACAGAGTCAAGTGAAAGCGTCGTCAAGAGCGTAATCACCGAAGCGTATTCGGTCGGGGAGCAAGGCAGCCCGATGTTGCGTCACAGGGATAGAAACTTGCAGCTCTTATTCAGAACATCGGTTCCACTGACCAACCAAAAGAAATATCAAACAATCTTCTGTTTCGACTTGCGGACTGTAGTCGCATCGACTACTATCTTGTGTGTGGGGGGGCAACAACCTCACAACAGCAACTTGAAAACAGAGACAAGCTTGAGCGGCTAAGAGATCAGCAAGGCCCCCACGCAAAGAACGGGACATTCCAAACCGGCAACAACGTGACAAACCTTCAACAGACTCTTAGCCCTCAAGAAAGCAATGAGCGCCTTGTAGGTTGCTCACGCAATTAGCAGCACCAACCAAAGTTCAGCAGATGTCCGCACGTCGGAAACTGTCGGCAGCGGAGGTTGACAGTAGGAACCTGAGTTAGGTACTTGAGCAGCAATCGCAACAGCATGGAAACTGAGTAGGGTTCCGGGGCTGGAGGATCGTATCCTTCACGCTGCGGGTCAAAACCTCAAAGGTGATAAACGCTGAAGCCTTTAGCTGACACCGATCCATACCGCCCTACGCTAATCAAACGGACTAATTACCCGGAGCGTGAACAACCTATAAGGCATTCAATGCCCCGAAGTCCGGCAAGGCTGGAATCAACTTCATATAACCACCGCGAAGTTAGCGGCGAGCCGGTGAAAAGCCGACCCCCATAGCGGCGGGCAGACTGCTTAGGCTTCTTCTAGTCCTAAAGGGCCAACATCAACACAGTTGGAATTAGAACCCATAGATTTCCCCACGGGGTGAGAAATACCGTGTGCGTAGTCAGCGTTGAGTTGGACTAAGCGGGTGGGATACCCGCACACATCGCTATCACGCAAGTGATACAGGATTGAATCTTGATGAGATAGGCGGAGTTCGTCGGGTCACTCCCGAAACGATCCAAGCGTCAACTCAAGATTCAGGGGAGGGTTCGGCAAGGCCGGTATTCCGCAGACAAGCACCTTAGCCCGAGCTTAGTGAGCGAAGGAGAGACCGCCGCTGGACTGTAGCCCGGAATGCTGAACCCCCCCACCTTCTAGTACTTCAGCGGGTAGCACCGTAGGAGCCGACCAGCAGACAGATGCGGAAAGGAAGTCTGATACAGGCTGAACAGATGCGGCGTGCCGCTCAAACTCAGTGCAACGACGACTATTCCAAACGCCGCTGCTATAGGGGAGCCGGTGCTGCCCACTGAAGTACTAGAAAAGAATCTCAAAGATATTTGCAAATGGCCTTGACTCTTGTAGCCACATCAACTACATTAGTTCTTGTAAGGGAGAAACAAGCCCTAGCACGCAACTTGAAAACAGAGACAAAGCATCACGACAAGAAATACAAAGTCGCTTCCTCGAAAGAGGACACAACGGAGGATGGACCTTGCCCACTCAATAAGCCACGCCAATGGCTTGAGAGGAGCAACACGAAAGTGCAAGGTGTGGAAGTAGTAGTAGCTGTTTCTGCCAATCGAAAGGTTGAACTATCCAAAGACGCACCCTGAGAAATCAGGGGCATGAGGTTGAGAGCAGCACCCGCTTCGGCGGGGCCGATACCGAGGCACGGTATCGGGGAGAAAATGGATAACCGCTGCCGCAAGCTAACGCTTGCCACCGCTACTACGGTGAACTCAGGGCAATCGCAGGCTCGCCCCGCAAGGGACGCAGAGCCGCAAAGGAATACTGGAAGGCTAGACACGGCAACCCACGGTTCGGGGTTGGCGTGTGCCTCAACTGAACCAAGCACCGCACCATCTCCGGTCTATGAGATGGGAGGCACCATGCAGCATCGGGAATATCGCCTCAACCAAGTCCCAACGCTGAACGAAACCGCAGATTGTGGCTGCGGATAGGAGTAGCTGAACTTGTCAGCGGGGTCTAGCCTGCCCGCCTAACGAACAAGGTAGACGGGGCTTGCAAGTACATAGGAACTGCTTGCAAGCCTCGCAACAAACAAGCCCTGACGATTCGTTCGTGCAGGGCTGTTTGCGTTTTTGGACCCGCCGCTATTCCGCCGCTATTCCGCCGCTATTCCGCCGTTGATCCGCCGTTGATCCGCCGTTGATCCGCCGTTGAAATGGCGGTCTTCCGCCGCCAATCCGCCACACCGCCCGCCGCCGCCGGACGGCCCAGCGCCCAGTAGCGTCAAGCCGATCTGGTACACTTGCTCATATCGGGTCCAAAACACTCACGGGGCCGGTGACCCAATACGCGAAGAAGCCGGACGATTAGTACTCGCCCGGCCCTTCTAAGACACCTCCGCCATACCCATTGGCGTGTCAGTTCCTGAGTCCAAGCATACAGTACTTGGTCGGGGTTGCACACTTCAGGGTCCGGCAGGGAAGGACTGAAGTGACGATCAGAGTTGAACACAGAACACAGTTCACAGTTGTTGACTCAAGAACTATCAACGATGAAGCCTTGTCGTTGCGCGCCACTGGGCTGCTTGTGTGGCTTCTTGATAAACCGGATGGTTGGCGGATCAACTCAATAGAGATCAGTAAGCGGTGCAAGGAAGGTCGTGATGCTATCCGTGCTGCGATAGCGGAGCTTGAAGAAGCGGGCTATTTGACGCGTGAAAAGTATCGTGGCCCGGATGGTCGTTGGGTGAATGAGTCGGTTGTTCGTGAACGTCCGCTTGTTGAACCAGATGTGCAAATCATTGAACCAGACACAGACTTTGTTGATAGTCATATTGACCGGGGACTGGAAACCCGTCGCCGGATAACCGGAGCCGGAGAAACGGGTTCCGGTTTTTCAGGCCCTATTATCAGTACTAAGAGTCAAGACTATAAAAAGACTATAAAGACTTATGTCAACGAAACAGAAAAAGCGGAAACGGAAGCTGCTTCTTTACCGCCTCGTTCTGAACTTCAACTCGTTGACGCAGGGCAGATAACAAAAAACGTGGGGACAGCGGAGCGGGTGATGGAAGCGTGGGTCGCCGCCACCGGGCGCGCACCGGGGAAAGTGAAGTTGAACGCTAAACGTAGGGCTGCTGTTGCTGCCCGGTTGCGGGAGGGGTATACCGAGGAGGACTTGATTGCTGCGGCACGGGGGATTGCGTTATCTGCTTGGCATACCGGGGATAACCCTGATGGGAAGAAGTTTGATGATCTGCTTGTTGCGATCAGGGACGGTGAGCGGGTTGAGCGGTTCAGGGACATCTACGAGGCTGGCGGTGAACGTGGCCGTATGTCGTCTACGGATCAGGTCATGGCTTTGTACGCTCAGGAGCAAGCATGAATCTTGGTGAAGCAGGGCTTGTTGTGAGGTTGCTTGAGTTCGGGTGGTCGCAGAAGTTTCCTCCTGAGATGGCGTTGATCTATGTGGAGTGTTTGCGTGGTTTGCCGTATAAGGCTGCGAAGTCTGGCATTGAGGAAATGTTGCGGACTGAGGAGTTTCGTCCGTCGGTTGCTGCTGTGTGCAGGGCTGCTACTGGAGCGCCTGAAGAAGCGGAGGCTTTGGCTGGGGCAGAGCGCTGGTTGGCTTATCAGGAGCAGATGCGGTTTGTGAATGGGTCGGGGCATGTTCCCGTCCGTCCTGAGGTTCATAATCTTGTTATTGAGTCGTGTGCTGGTTTGTCTGCGGGGATGTTCGGTTGGCAATCACGGTTCAAGGGTTCGTATGAAGCGCGGGTTCAGGGTGTGTTGTCTGGTTGGAAGGAGTTAGGAGCATGAAGGATCAGTTGCCGCCTTACGATCTGCAAGCTGAGGAAGCGCTTGTCGGTGCGATGATCTTGAATAACGAGGCTATTGGCGAGGTATTGCCGCTGTGTTCCGCTGAAGACCTCTACACACCACGCCTAAGGGTGCTGTATTCGACGATTGCGGGTATGCACGGGCGTGGGGAACCTGTAGACGCAACAACGCTCTCAGGGGCGCTCACGCTGTCTGAAGGGGAAGCCGCTGGGACGGCTGCTGCGGACATTATGGGTTTGATAGCGAACGCAGGGTTCGTGTCTAACGTGGCCGCTTACGCAACTCGGGTCGTGAAGTGCGCTGCTTACAGGAAGCTGATTAGTGCTTGTCACGAAATCGGTGACAGGGCGTTCGGTCAAGATGGCGACCCGTCCGAGCTGGGCGACATGCTCAACGCTGCGGTACTGGACATCCATAAGTCGGATGTTGTTGAGGTTCCGGGGGATGTCTGGACGATTGACGGGTTCTTGGATCGGCCTATCTCGGAGCGTCCTGCTTGGGTGATTCCGGGGTTGATGCGTGTCGGGTGGAGAGTCATGGTTGTGGCTCAGGAGGGGATTGGAAAGACGGTTCTGTTGCGACAGTTGGGTATTGCTGCCGCTCAAGGGGTTCATCCGCTGCGGTTTACTCCTATTCCGCCTTGCCGGACGTTGATTGTGGACCTTGAGAACCCTGATGATTCGATTATCGACGTTTGTAATCCGATCAGAACACAAGTTGGTTCGGTTGTTGATGAATATGACGCTGACCGGGCGTGGTTGTGGCACCGACCCGGCGGGGTAAACCTGCGTTCTAGGCGTGACAGGTCTGAACTGGAAGCTGTGATCGCCCATGTGCGTCCCACACTGGTCTGCTTAGGACCGATCTACAAGGCGTACAGGGTTGAGGCACGGGAATCTGATGAGCAGGCATCTTCTGAAGTGATGTCTGTGTTTGATGATCTTCGAGTTCGGTATGGATTCGGGTTGATCCTTGAGCATCACGCTCCGAAAGGCTCGGGTGGGACCAGAGACTTGATGCCTTACGGTTCGAGCTTGTGGTTGCGGTGGCCTGAGATCGGCTTGAAACTTGAATCAACGGGCG